TTAAACAGGAAATGCTTCTAAATTAATTGTATTTATAATATTTCCATAATCATTTGCTCCCGCTACAACTTTTACATAGAAATCTACATATTGACTATATTCTAATTGTTCATCAAATAAAAGTTCTGTAGCTGCCTCAAATGGAGAATCGGTTTTACTTAATAATAAATAAGTGTTAGAAGCATTTGAATCCACAAATACTCTTATATTGCCTAGTTTATTTGGATTTTTATTTACAATTCTTACTTTTTGAATATTTGACGTATCTCCACTATTAACGTTACCAAAACTCAAATAATTTAAAACGTTCCCTCGATCATCAGAATAAGCTATGTTCGATGTAGGATCAACAAAAATTAAATTACTATAATCTCCGATAAAATTTATTGTTTGAGAACTACTTTCTCCAAATTCATCTTGAGCAATAATTAAAACTTGATTATTTTGACCAATGTTAATTTCATTGCTTTTAAATATTTTAAAGTATTCAACAGAACCAGTTTGCAATTCTGTAAAATCCTGAACACCTTCAGGGAAAATCTTATTTCCATTTAAAACAATTTTATACTGGAATGCATCATCTTCGCTATCAGATATACTTGCAGTAAGTTTCATGCCCACCATTGACGAATTAATTAATGGAGGGTTGTTTATTTTATTTACTTGAAAATTATAATCAGAACTAATTCCATTCTCGTTTTCTATGGTAAGAGTAATAATATTTTGTCCAATAACTAATTTATTATTTAAAATTGTATATTCAACTGTTATAGGAGAAGGTTCCAAGTTAGTAAAACCTGAATCTGGATATTCTTGAATTCCGTTAACTATAATTTTATATCTAATATTTAAACCACTCGGTTCTGTAATAATCCCACTTAAAATAACATCTTCACGATTAACGCTTGAGTGGTCAAGTAAACCATCAAATATCGGAGATAGATATTCAATTATTAATACTGGACGAAAACCATACCCAGTTCCAACAGTGGAAGATACTACACTATAAAATCCTGTAACAGAACTATTTCCTCTTATACTTCTATTTGCTGACGTTCCACTAACAGTAGAAGATGACCATGAAGCTATTCCACTCCAATTCCATACATTATTATCTCCAGGGGTAATGATTCCGTTTAAATCAGAATTTACAATATACTGATTCCATTCGTTGTCCACATCGGAGCTATTAATACCACCAGTTAACAAGCGTACAGTTACTTTGTCTGTAAACCTGAATGTGTAGACTCCCCAATCGAAAAATCCACCGTACACACCTATATCTGCAACAGTACCATCGGGGTCGCTACCATATCCTGCGTTCTGCCACGTTGCACCAATGATATTCCAATTGGAATCAAAGGTTACATTAAATAGACAACCTAGGTTTACGGATATATTTAAACTACTGTACACCCCACCAAAGGCACAGTTTACGTACCTATAGTTAGTAGAACTTGGAGTGTTTTCAACCAAACCCGGAACAGATGCAAAGGAGCAGTTCTCAAACTTTACGTTAGGGTCATCAGGAGAGTTGTTAGTCCAATAAAACCACCTGTCTGTCGGGTACGTTCCATTAGGACTCTTGGCGAAAGCCACATTCCTGAACCACAACTTAAAGTTGGTGGCGGTAGAAAAGGAATTATACCAGATAACCCTACTATCTCCAGTAAAAGAATTTGAGGGTCTAATAACCATATTGAAGAAATTTGCACTACTTCCTGTAGGTTGACTGTAGGATATAGGGCAAGAACCTACTTCAAGTATAGTGCTTTCCCCTTCACCAACGAAGGTTATTCCTTTAGTGGTACATAATTCGTGTAGATACTTGTTTGCTGTGTTAATAGGGTAAACTCCTGCCAACAGCTTTATCGCCCAACCTGTACCTGCCAAAGATAAGGCTTTAGAAATAGTCCGAACGGGATAGCTCTCTGTACCTATGTTTGTGTCAAGACCATTGATTGCATCAACGTAAACAATCCCACTAAATAGACCTGCCCCTTCAACACTGAGTAGTGGCAATCCGCTTCCAGATGCAACGCCGTTCCCATTCAACGTATCCCAACTAATCGAGTGTTGTACGTTTCTATCTGCAACAAGTACAGGTCTATCTAACCTATCCATGTCTACACAAATAGCGTAGAAGTCTCCGTCAGGGTTAGCTACGGAAAAAGAAGGAATGAAGTCAGATGTTTCATTACCTACCCCACTAAAAAAACCTACCTTGTTATTATATGTAAAGTAGTGCATCCTAATCCGCTTGCCTATAGTAAGGTATTTTAGATCTGTTACTTCATCTGGATGAAAGAGACGACCTGTATCATCTATGTCGATAGCATCTATACCAAAATAGGCTGTGCCAGAATTTCTTCTCATTGATACAGTATGTCGTCCCTGTGTTAATCCAGTAAGTTCAAACACAAGAGCCTGAGTCACATTTGAAGGACTATATTCACTAAAAGCATAGGAAATACCGTCAATAGTAATTACGCAGTCATTAGAGAATGAACTCCAATAATAAGATATAATTCTTATTTTCGTGCCGATGAAATCAAATGAGATAGTATCTTCTGCAGCACTGGTATAACTATCTGTTGAGTTATACGCTGCTGGCGAAAATCCTGTTCTGTGCGTCCAAGTACCCACATACTTCAAGGATGGACTCGTATCATCATACCGCTTCCATCCCGATTCCGGTGCGATAAGTTGTTGTCCAATCGAGGCCATTTATCACGCCTCCTTATATTCAAAAACTGGACGAAATCCTTGTGAAACACCATTCCAAACCGTATTCCAATTTGATTGTGCCCAAGCTAGATCGGTGGTATTCGTTGTATTAGTTGGTCTTGCCATACCCCTGTGAATTCTTCCGGTATTTGACGATGGGTTTGGAGATCCGCCTAGCGGATGAGTCATTCCGTTTATTGGAGTATCTTGACACCACGTTACTACATTTTGATCATGGTGCCACACATTTGGATCATTGGGAATTGCTTTACCTCCAAGAGCACTTCTAACAATATATTTATCCCATTCGTTATTCGTAGGCCACCCTCCATATCCTTGATCTGTTGTTGAACTGTTTCCATTAGCATCTGCAAAAGCCACTCCACCCGCAAGGGATCTGACTATGCCTATCGGGATATTATCTAAATCAACATCATAAGGAGCACTAGGCGGTTCAAAGTTGCTTTCCCACCTAGCAATACCTTTTACAAAACAAAATTCATCAATATAACTATTGCTTTGCGCTTCAGGTGCATTTAATGCTATACCACCAATAAATAAAGTTTTATCAGAAACATTAATATCAACTGTATGCGTTATGCTGGCATCTAATTTTCCGTTTATATACAAAGATAATGTTGTTCCGCGTTTTACTACTGCTAAATGATACCAAGTATTATCTTGAGCAATAGTTGTTCCAATTAATTGAGGTCCACCATAAGTTTGAACACTAAAAACAGATGGGTAAGAATTATGTCTATCTAATAAAGCCAGTACGCCCTGTTTCCAACCCGTTCCTACTTGCCAAACTCTCGGATATGGGTTTATTTTTGACTTGGAATAATACCAGCAATCAATAGTCCAATCAATACCATTTGGTAACGAATAATCATTAGAAACACCACAGTCTATCCAACTATTCGCACTACCATCGAAAGAAGCACTACCAATTCCAAATTTCTTATTATCCAAAGAGAAATATACATTTGTTAAATGACTTATAGTATGCCCAAGCTCATCTTTGAATGTAGTATCATCCATGTGCATCAAAACTTTTTGAGGTTTTAATGCATTTCTCATTCCTTCTACAAATTTTCCTGAATTCAAAGTATCCCATGAGATATTGTATTGGACTACTCTATCAGCAATCAACAATCCCCTATCAACTTTAACAAAATAGAAATAGCCATTTGGAGTTGCTGACCCGTTTACAGGAATTTCTGTTCCTGCTGTACCTCCAAGGTTACTAAATGTCCCCGCCGCCCCACTTGATGCTTGGTAATTACAAACAATATAATCTCCAATCTGCATATCTTCAATTCTTGTACGCAAAGACCCCGTTGTTGCAGGTACAGGACTCATATTAACTAGCCTCCTTATTGTTTTTTTAGATATATCTCGACTTCTTTAATATATTTTCCAACAGTTTGTCTATTAAGTCCGTACATTTCTGCTATCTGAATTCGAGTTAATTTATCTTTCTTGTTTAACTCATACATTTTAAGTTTTTCATCGAAAGTGAAATACTTTCCAGGGAAGCGAGCTTTTATCATATTTTCCACATGCTCTTTACTTTGCTTTCTTCCAGTTAATGCTCTTCTCATATTCTCAATATGTTGCGGCGACAATCCACCATAATTTACATTATTTTTACCCTTGCGCAATTCACTTAATTTCTTTCTTGTCTCTTCACTATGTTTAAATCCTTTTAATTTTTTCCTGATTTTTTCACGATGTTCTAAAGTTATAACCTTACCTTTGTTTGACTCGCTAATTTTTCTTCTAACTTCTTCTGGCCATTCAAAATTATCATATCCACCGTGTCGATTATTGAAACCATGCTGCAATGAATCATAGTAGTCAATATAGTATTTTTCTTTTTCATCAAGTTCTTCTATTGAACAGTATTCTAACACTTCAAATTTAAAGTAATTTTCACCATGTTTATTATAAGAATTCTGAAGATGTTTATTTGGATGACAATTGTATTTTAACCATCTTTTATGAGTTTCTAATCTCATGTTTACATTCTTACTTACACCGATATAACACTTTCCATTTGCTGTATTTGTTATCTTATATACACCACTGACAATAAGAGTCGCCGGAACTGGCATTAAAACCACCTCAATTAAACAGCATCAGCCTCTACTTTAATATCAAAAGTGCCACTACCAACTGCCGTATCACTAGTGCTTAATCTTACATAAAATTCAATTGTTTCATCAAAATTTAATTGTTGATCATATATCAAATAACTTTCCGCAACAAATGGATTATTAGATTTGCTCAATTCTATCGTTAATCCCTCAACATCTGTTTCTGTAGTTAGTCTAATATTTTTTACATTAAAAGGATATGTGTTTGTCAAAATAACCTTTACATCTAATGAGGTTTGACCAGAAATCATAGTATTAAAATCAAGATATTGAAGAATCTCTCCAAATGATGTTGAATAGTATTGTTGGGATGTATCCATGAACATTAGACCTGAATATTTCTTATCAAGCTCGCTATAATTAATTGTTATTGATGATACAGTTGGTGTAATAGTAGTGATTTTAGAATTTGCAGATAATGAGTTTACTTCTAAAACTTCATTTGAATTGTTTTGCTCTAAATAATAAGCAAAGCGAATGTTATTACTGTATAAACCAAGTTCTTCCCATTGAGATTGAGTTATTGCATTAAATTCTGCACTTGTCATCCCATTTTCTTTTATATCTAATAAATTAGTAACATCTACAAAAATCCAATTATTACTTTTAAAAGATTTCCACGAGTTTCCATTATCATTACTAGTAATAATTTTAAAAATTGGCCCTGATTCTTCAATATCTTCTAATTGGATGTTTTGTAATTCTCCATTAAAACTAACATCTTTAATCTGTTTAACAATCTGTGGCTTAGGTATGGCATTTATTGTAATTGCATTTAAATCATTACTAGCCTCATTCCAAATCAAAATTTCAAAATTAGAAAGTTCTAAGACTGTATTAGAAGCATATGATAATTCATATTCGCTCAATCCATAATTCACAAACAAATCTTTATTTAATGAATTGCTTGTGCTTATAATTTCCCAAGAAGCATTAGAAGAATTATAAGTTAAAATATTATTTTCTTTTTCAACTAGTATAAGAGGATTGTTACCATATGGCAAAAAACCAACTGGAGGCGTATATGAAAAGCTTGTTTGTCCGAAATTAGCATAATATGTAATACTACCATTAGAGGTTCCACTCGTACAAACTGGATAAATTGTTCCTAATGTTTTAATATCTGTATGTGAAATACCTTGACTAACACCATTTTTCCAAAACTCTAAAGTTCCATTATCCAAATCCACAAGAACACTTATTATGTCTCCATTTGTATAAGATGCTCCGTATGATTTTCCACCAGGAGATGTTGTTCCATTATAACCATAATATATCCTAACATTTGCATTTGAAGAAACTCCATTAGACATAGATACAGTTGAACTTGCTATTCCAATAAATTTGGCTGATGCACCACTTACATTTGTAACTTCCCAATACCATTTTCCATAACTTTTACCAACTGTTGTTCTGATTCCCTGACTTATCGCATTAATAGTGACTGTATAATTGTCACTACTTAATGTAACGTTACTTCCTTTATTATTTGGGTCCCATGTGACAATCGCCATTATATCACCTTAAATTTTTCAATAGTCTTAAAATTAGATACATCTATACTCTTTCTAAACAAAGCGCCATCATATGTCCAAGATAAATCTTTTTCTAATTGCTCTTCATATGTTGTTTTTAATTTTAAACTACCATCAAAATCAACATATGGATTTTCTTCAAATTGAGTTTTCTCGGCTTCTGTAAAATCATTTACAATCATATTGTATATTTTATTATCACCAACCAACTCAACTTTTACTTTAATATATCTTCCCTGTGGAGATGTGATATTTCCATTATCATCAATCAATGACCATTCTGAAAAATTCACATAATCATTTGATGTAGATGTATAGATATTTATAGTGGTTCCCGTTGGAATTGTACTAACATTGGTGACTGAACCTATTTGTCTTACATATTGACTAAAATCGATAATGTTTGACTCAAAATATCCATTATTTTTATAGAAGGATGTTTTTTCAAACATTTCAATATAAGCTATATTAACATATATATCATTTTTATTTGTTATATAAATTCTATAATATAAAAAACTGTCATTGTTATTAAGTGTAAATGTTTTTTTGTTTACACTTGTGTCCCAAGAATGATTACTCTGCGTATCTAAAGTCGTCCAATTACTGTTATCATTTGATCCTTGAAATTCCCAGTCTCTTGGTGAATAATTAGGGTATGAAGGGTCTATGGTGATTGAATATCTTTTAATTATTTTAGGTAAAGTAAATTTGTACCCAATATAACTAGGATTAGTGTCTGTTTGCCAATAATTATTACTAGATTCAAAAGCGTAATAGCCCGGATATCCATGCATAAAACTATTACGAATTACTTGCCCACTTGGTGTTCCATCAGAAGTCATTTCTGGAATTGATGTTTCGGATAAAATAATTTCTCCCACAAACGTTAATTGCAACTTTTCATCGACAACTTCAACATCAATTTTGTTGCCTCTATTCCAATCTAGGCTTTTATTACTATCAATAATAACCGCCATTAGCTTACCACCCAATTCATCTCATAAGCATGATTGGCTTGCATGGGNGCATCATATTCGAAAGTTTCAAGACTATTTTTCTTAACAATAAATACCCCTTTATCAAAATCTCTATCGGAAACAAGTCTAAAATTCAAATAAACGTTACCACCATAGGGAACACAACAAATGGCTTTAAAATTAAAATTAACATCATTTATTTTTAAATTTTGTTTATATCCAAAGTTATATTGCGAAATATTAGACCTAAGTGATCCATTTTCACCAGAAGGAGTGAAATCAGAAAAAGCATTTTTAAATTGAATTATATCATTATATGAAATAAACGGTTGACCAGTCAAATAATATTCTGCGCTTGTTGTTTTATCTTTGTAGATAATTTCAATCATTCGGCCACAAATCTTAAAGTAACCACCATAAACCTCATAGTACATATTTAAACCCATTCCAACTAAACCAAAACGAATCAACGAAGAACGATCAATATCTTGAAAGTTATTTGGAGAACCATCTTCAAAAGAATATTCAGGGAAAAATGTGCCATTACTCATAGCCGCAACCCAGATAAAATCTTGATCTTGAACTGGGCTATTTAAATATAATTTATCTCTCATATATAATTAATCAACTCCCATTGTATTGTGAGCCAAAACAAAAAGGGCTAGATAAAAAATCTAGCCCCAAAAACGAAACTTATTGATACGTATAGAAAACACGTAACAAGAAATCAACAGTACCAGCAGTTGCCGTTACAGATGGCATTGCAAAAGCCGTAACTTGTGCAAAATTACTAGCTGAATTAGCTACTGTACCATCATTTGCAGTACCTTTTATAACTCCAGCAGGTGCAGTACCGCCAGCTTTAATAGGTCTTGCAGTATCTCCACCAATCGGGGAAAAAGTTTGCTCATTCATTGTGTCACATTTTACTTGAACCCACTTTTCAGTAATGATGTCGCCATTATTACCGCCAGTAATGTCTTTTGTGGTGATCATACAACCTTCAGCGTCAGCAACATCCGTAGAGCCACCACGATTGTTCCAGATAAGGAATATTGCACTCTCAGAAGAAGTACCTGCGTCTACCGTTTTAAGATCCCATAACGTCCATTGTTCTGTGTTTCCTTGTTTCCACCAACTAATTACAGGACTAGCCATAATTATCATTCCTCCAAAGTATTAGAATTTGTTTTTATATCCAAATTAACTGTTATTCCCTTTATGTTTCCATCATATTGATAAACATTAATCCTAAAATAATCGCCTTTTGTTACATTTACATCTTCAACAACGCCACCTGTTGCAATTATATTATTTGGTTCAAAAGATAAATTTTCCGAAAAAATATTATCCCATGTGCCACTTAAAAATTCACTTTCCGATATTTTTTCAATACCAATTTGGGTACTAACCGAAATACCACTTTCCACACAATCAGCTTTAATATTTACGATTTCGCCGTCAAATGGAATTTGACTAAAACCAACAACATATTGAACACCTTGATCAATTATTTTGGGAATTTTAAATAAAACCCTTCTTAAAATAAAATTCTGATAATCTTCTTTGTGCAGAAGACCATCAGAATTTTCGGAGACATATGGAATTGCTTCTCCGATGATATTTCCAACCAATTGCCATTGATATGATACAACACCATCATAACGATAAATATCGCCCGTTGTATTTATTAATACCTGCCATCCATTTTCGGGTTCAGGATAAACTGTTTCTAAATCATCATATGTGTCTACAGCAGGTTTTCTAATTACTACTGTTGTAGTTGCTGCATCGTAAGCAGCCTGCGCCGCTTGATTTGCATGATCTGCGGCCACATTAGCATTGTCAGTAGCAACATTGGCATTATTGGTAGCATCTCTAGCATCGGAGATTGCTTTATTTATCTCGATTATTTTTTCGTTTATTGTTTTCGTGTAATTTACAAGTTGATCTACATAGTCCTGCAAAGTAACCAACACATCTGGATTATTTCTTGCAATGGCGTAGATTCTGCTGGCTGGATAAAGAATCAAGCCTCTCCCTAGATAAGAGCAGACTAATGTATTACCTTCTTGTGAAGGGTGAAATTGAATAATCCCTACTGCATAGTTGACAACAAATTCATTTTCTTTGAGTGCCTTTGTCTTTTTGTAAACTTCCTCTGGAACTTCCACGAACCCTGTTATTTGAACTTTATGAGTATATGAGGGAACTTCTAAAAGAGTAATTTTATTGTTGATAACCGGAAGAGAATCGGAACGTGGAATATAAGGATCTTCTGGCGTTCCTTTTCGCCAAACAATAACGCTTGAATCGATGTGTTCAAGATATGTTTTTAACTCAGGCATCTATGCACCTCCTTTCATTAGTTGGGGATATTTAATTTTGTATTTCCATTTGCAATTGTTGTTGTTGTCCCAAGACATGTGGTTACTTGAGAGCCAATCAAAGCTATAGGCTGTCCACCTAACTTTGCTTTTGAACTTCCCGATATAATTCTTCCATTCCCAGAACCAGACGTAGGAGAAGTTGGAATATACCTAGTTGTTGATGTATTCGAAGGAATGGGGGGATCGGCAACCCAAGTTTCAACTGTCTGATCACCAACTTTTGCAACATTAGTTCCGCCAATTTTCATTTTTGAAGAAGGGACAGATACATAGCCAGTAATTTTAGCTCCTGTGCTACCCGATCCTGACGGAACCCATCCATAATCATCTTGCCAAGCAATACAGTTTCCTTCTTCGTCCGTTTCCACACAATGGCTACCAATTACTTGCCAAGTTTCAATGTTGTATGTGACATATCCGGGTTTTGTTGAAGGTGCTATTGTTGAACCATTTACTGCAACTCCAGACATACTGAATCACCTAATCTAATAAAATGACAAAATAAAAAAGCCTTGATTTTTAAGGCTTTTTTAAAATTAAAAAGTGCATGAAATTACACTTTCATGCACTAAAAATAAAAACCACCTATAAAAGAATAAATAGTTATTAATTAATAAAAGCTATTTTATGATTAATACTTGCTACCTCAATTGGATCTAAATCTTCACACATAAAATCTTCATGTTGAATTTTCTGCATAATATCTGTAAACAATTCAACACATATATCTTTTCTGTTTGTTGTTAATAATTCTCTACTTATTACTACATTATTAACTCTAAATTTCTTATCACAATCGATTATTGAAGTATGATTAAATGGATTTCGATTAATATCCGCCGATTCAATAATAAATACATATGGAGGCTCACCAGAAAGGTGTTTTAACGGCTTGTAAGTTTGACATTTAATAAATTCTTTTTCTAAACCTTCTTTTATACATATATACATATGAGAATATACAGCCAATGACGAATTTATGTCGGGAAAAGGAATTCTCATCCTAACCACATCTTTTTGTTCAATCAACCAAAATCACTCCGTCTTCATCTATTGATAAATAAACCGGATTGGTTAATTCTTTATTATACGAAAGCTTTTCAATAACTTCTATGTGTTCTGATGTTAATCTATTTAAATCTTTTTTAGGAATGAGAAAATTTTTTGAATCTACGTTTAAAACTTCAGTTGAATTAATAAAATCTGGCGTATAAATTTCTTTAAAAAATAGAAGTTTTTGAATATCGTTTTCACTTAAAAACTCTTCATATAAAGGTACTTGTAATTTACCTCTATTTATTTCATCTTCTTTTGAATTCCATATATTAAATCCATGGGTTAATTTTGATAATTCCATTTCCGTATGAACTCTAACTAAAAAACAACTAAGTTCTGCTCTATCCTCATTTACGTCTGAAGAATACATTCTAAATTGATCCAAAGCATTTGCTGCAAAATCTAAATATTCATATGTGTAATCCCCATAAACATCACTAAAAACAGGGCCATGAATATATCCCTTTAAAGATCTTAACTCATAAATATCATTTTCAATCTTCGAATACAATTCGTAGAAAAATAAAAATTTTTGTAATTTAAGTGGTGAATTAAATTCTCTTTCATGGTTATTTCTTAGCCAACCACATAAAATACGCTTTCTGGAACTAGAATTTAGGCCCGGATACCTATACAAATTTTCACCCCCAAATTAAAGATAACGCAATACGAACACCTGAACTATTATAGCATTGCGCTTTTAAAAAGTAAACATTTGGAAGCTAAATTTTTATTAAGACTTAAATAGAGGCCGATCACCATGACCAGCCTCTATTTTGGTTACACGGTTTTAGAACATGCCTTTTGTATCGATATAAAACGAGTACCCCTTACCATTAATAATCAAGTGGAATAGTAGATTCTCTGTACCAGCATCTACCTTGCTTTTCCTGATCGTCCCAGTCACAGTGGTTCCAGCTTTTACGGGGGAAGAGAATTCGTTCTTTTCTCCTATTGTTCCATAGGTTTTATATTCTTTACCCGGAATATTATAATTAGCACCAAGAACGTTTGATCCATAGTTAACCTGAAGATCCTTATCAGAATTATTCACAATCGTAACATTAAAGTCAGTCGAATACTCCCCAAGAGAAACCGAATTAACTGTTACCGAAACATCATCATGAGTAACTGTAATAGGAAGTTTTTTGAATTCAAATCTTGGTTTATCTGTTGATGAATCTGTTGATGATGTAGAAGAATTATCTTGATTAACCGTACTTGAACTCGTAGCTGAATTTACACTATCCAATGAAACAACACCGCCTTTGTAATCAACCCTATATCCCGTAATAGTTCCAATATCACGCACAGGCAAATATGTCTTGTTGTTAATGACAACTGGTTTTTCTGACAATGTTTTTTCTTGTCCATTTACTACGATTTTTAGGCTAGTTACTGTTACTGTTAGATTGCTTGCAGCATAAGATACACCACTGAAAAATAAGGCCCCACATAGAAACGCAGTAAGTAGTTTAAGTTTTTGGTTCATTATGATTCCTCCATTTTATATATTTTGTTTTATTCATAATTAATTATATTAAAAATCGGAGGAAATGTCTACCTTTTTAAGAGAAATTATATTGAGTTCCTGATATATTAACTGTTCCTGTTGCAGTCAAATTAATATTTCCAGTTATATTTGCCGTCATTCCGCTAGTATTAATTGTAATAGAACCTGATGTTTTATGGGTCATTGTAATATCATTTCCGTTTTGAGTAATTATAAAATTTGTTCCACTATCATGTTCTAACTTAATAATTCCATTACTACAATGTAAAGTAATCCCCAAATCTTTTAGTAATAGTGAACGCTCAAGTCCGGTTGACCGTGCATATGATTTAACTTCCAATCCGTCTGCTGGTTTAGTGATAATAGCTTTACCAGAAAATTGAGAAAACCCATCACCAATACCCATATAAATAGAAGGATAAGCATCAAATCCACTACCTTCAAAAGTAATTATCATTTTTTCCTTTTCATTCATTGAGTATTGCATTACAGGCCAAGCAGTAACTTCAGTAGTCATTAAACCTGTTTGAGAAGAATTAACCCAATACAAAGGTCTTCCATCAGGCAAAGTTACTTGCGTACCGGAACCTTGAACTGTACCAGTTATCCATCTTGCAACATTCTCTTGAATGACAATATAGTTAGACCAATCAGAAAGAGCGGCATTTGTGAGGGTAGATAATCTTCCAGCCGTCAAATCACTAATAAAACCAACATCAGCAGTTACAAACTTTGCGCTTATCAGTTGAGCATCAACTGCCCCTGCACCAACAATGTCAAAATTATTCATATACATTTTCTTATTCTCCGAATCAATTATGACATTGTTATCTCCATCTTTAACTATCAATTTCTTAAATATAGCAGTACCATCAGGCTTTATCCATGTTGGTGCATTCGTAGCATCTTCAGCACCAGCCCAAAATCCCTGCGAAGGATAGATTTTAACGACTCCACCTTGACCATCGCGAAGGATGATGTAACTTCCCTCGATTCCTCCGTCTACAAAGAAACTGTTCGCAATCTGTATATCTTGCGCGTGAACCACACCATCCAAATCAGCCCAAAAAACATCTTTCCAGTTTGGATTTTCAGCAGTTCCAATATTCTTTTGTATTACGAACCCTCTAGTTCCACTCATATTTGAGCGGTACATATTATCACTTCTTGTAGCTGTGATCCCAGATGTATAATCTATAATGACATCATTAAAGTAGGCACCAAATTGTACTGACGAATATTTGATTGAGTCATTAATAGCATTGACGATGTTTACAACTTCATCGTAATAATTCTTGAATTTTGATATAAATTCATCTCGATCTATAATTGAAGTCTCGTCCATATTAACTAACAAAGGATTAAGATAATTCATAAGATCATTGTAGGCATTCGTAAAATTAGTTGGATTAATACGAATCGAGTTATCTCTTGTGGTGGTGGCATATGCCTGTGCTTGTGCTAGGAGTTTTTGATATTCTGATTTAATCCGTTCTCTTTCTCCAAGTATCTGAAGTTTTTCAATGGCTGTTAATTTCCCATCTGTGATGATATTGTCGAACTTCCCAATATCCATAAATTTTGTATAACTATCAAGCAGAAGTTCGTCAGTATCACTAACTATCTTAAGTCGTTTTGTTGTCATGTCTTCTGAATAAAGCAGACCTTCATTATCAACATAAAATTTGTCTTTATATTCGACGCCATTCCATTGTTGAATTTTAAAGCCTACTTCAGAATTTATGATGATTTTATTGATGATCCTCGCATTAGGATCATCTGAAGCATAACGATTAACGAGAATGCCATATTGGTCAGGATTTTCTTCATATAGACCAATCTTCATGGCTTCGCGGCCAAAACGATCTGTAATAGTAGTCTTTGGGCCTTCGGTCAACCAGATGCCGTCACTGTCTCCGATGGTGACACGCTGGCCTAGGATCAGTTTCCCTAAAACCATTTCAGCAATGAGTCCATCGGCTGTGATGGCTGTCTCGTACCGCAACCCTCCAGATCTGGTCAAACCAAGTGCGCCGTTGGTCAAACGAAGAAATCTTAAAGGATCATTTGGATCAGTAATCGTGATACCCTTACCATCAATAGTTACAGTCTGGTTAACGGCCATATTAATTTGATTAGTAACCTTATCCCAAAAATTCTCAAACAACTGAGAAAACTCGCTAGTATCAACAACGGCCTGACCCCATCTGGATTTATTTAAATCAACGACAGATGTAGTGTTTTTAGCATCGTGCATAAATTTTTCAAGCTGCAAAGCACCAGTTTTTAAATCCTTAAATTGAGCGATAGTTAATTTAACTGTCCCTTGTTCGTAATCAAATTCCATTTCTATTATTTTAGCTTCTACAAGAAGATCAAACATTTCATATTTAATAATTACTTTATCTCCTAAAAACAATTGATTCCAATTTCTTTGCTCCTCTAGAACCTCTAAGAAATTAACAATATCAATATCTAATGTAAGCTTAGGGACTTTTAATTCATCAAATCTCTTTTTAGCTTCTTCATATAAATCTGTGTCTTCAATAAATGTATCATCTTGCCAATCATATTCAATAATAAACCGATCTAATTCCATCCATTGTTCCGGCGTAAAATTATTTTCAACAGACAATAAATCTCGTATAGCATCAATATTTTGATCGACAGAATTTATTTGAGAATTTACGCTATCTATCTCCGCTTGTTTGGCATTAATCTGTATTTGCTTATTATCAAAATTATATTTTTCAACAATTTGCTCTTCGTTTCCGCTAGTATTAAATTCATCTTCACTAATATTTGCAACCTGAATAAAAACACCCGTATTACCTGAACCGGAGATGGTTACAGTTAATGTTGTTGTTTGTGGTACATCGGAACCAGTCGAAACTTTTTTTGAGACAACCCAATATCCACTCATCATATACGATGATTGTCCATTGATAGTTAAAGTTTTTCCGACCACATCATCTACTTTAACCAAAACAGCATATTTATATGGATTTCTTAAATTAAATGTTTTAGTAACAGTTGTTCCAGTAAAATTAAACTGTTCAAAAAACATTACACCATCAAATTGTTGTGCTAATTGGATTTGCGTTATAGCGGCTAATTCATTTTTAAAGTCATTTAATTCTGTTGTTTTTTGTGATAAACTTTCCGTTAAAGTATCTCTTTGACTTGCTAAATCTCCAAATTGTCCTTCGTTTGCTTCTAATAATTCTTTATAATCAAGCAAAGCATTACATAAACTATCACTCATATGATAACTATGACTAATAATATTTTTGTTTTCATCTCGTTCAAAAGGAAAGAGGAAATATGAAAAATCCTCCAAATACCCCTGACCCGTTGGATTAAGTCTCTGAATACCCAATCCATCTTTCCCTGTTGGTTTAAATCTAGTTGCAATAATTTCAGCATTCGACTCTCTATTTAATGATTTTAGATATTTTTTATAAGAAATAGTCCCAAGACGATTTAAGCCATGTAGTTCAGGTTTAACCAATCTGAATGTGCGATTTACCGTATCCCATTCGATTATTGCATTGTACGTATCAACCACAGTAAAGATAGCTTCTAATAAAGTGTTATCATTGAATTCAAATGAACGATAAGTTAATTCAAAGTCTGCATCTAAATATTCGATTGACCAATTTGCTGTAAGTGACAGTATATCATTTAAAACTTCTCTTGCGTTTTTAGCATCTTCTTTATAACCACTTATTTTTTTATCATTTAGTTCTTGTGGGAGATAAACACATTCAATTTCTTTTGCATCTCCATCTTCACTCGCCACATCAGTAATTTTGCTAATAATATACCATTCTGTTTTATTGCCAATGTCTACTTTTACATGATACCGCTCTCTGATTATGTCCGCGTTTCTATTCCTAACTAATGTGCTATTTTCTTCGACATAATAGGGGATTTTAAAGGAAAAAGAAAAAATCTCTAATAGCGAAGTTTTTCTTGTAATATCATATGCTTCGCTAACCTTAGCGATAATTTCTCTATTTGCTTTAGCGATATGAATTTTTGGCCTAATTGGCTTTAAATTAAAATCTAAATCTCCTAACAACGTTTAACCCCCTTCCCTTCGTATTAAATTAAATTAATTTAAATTGATAACGAAATTGAATTCTTGCACTTCCGTTCACCCGAAACACATTTTCTCCTACTGGTAAATTCAAATAATTATCATTGAAATTCAAATAACGATAAGTTGCCGCTAAATCTGTTTCAATATATTCCCGCTCATTATTTACATAAACCGTCTCATTATTGTTTAATCCAGTGAATTTGAATTCTTCATTGTTGTTTGAGATATTAATTAATGAGAAATCTCCTGCTCCCTTTTTGGTTATCCATATCTCAGGTTGACAGAATGTATCTCCTTTATTGTCAAACACGATTACTGGTTCAAATTCAAAAGTAATACTCGCCAATATAGGTTTATCATTTATATTTTTTGTTTTTAAAAACGCTCTAAATTTTAAAACAGCATTTTTTAATGGAGAACTAGGCAAAACATCAGGTATTGTTCCGCCTTGAGTACACTGTTTCCAATCCGTCCAATCATAACCACCATCATAAGAAACGCTCGTATAAATCTTTAAGGACGTATTCTCAGTACCCGTTTCCGTCCACGTAACTTTACTAATCGCACCATCGCCCTCTAAAGAAAAGGGAATAGGCGAGGATTCGTAATAACCCCCTAAACCCGATACATCCACCCACGTTGTCATTTAACCACCTTATTCGATTTTCCCAAAGTTTTTAAAATAAGCTGCTGTACCTGATTCCTGCCATTTCACAATTTTGTAAGTTACCCAAACCACCTGATTATCAGATGTTGCAACACCGTCCGTTGTAGCCCATGTAGGCTCAGAAACACTTGAAGTCCCAGGAACCGTACAAAGATAAAAACGATTATTAGAAACTGTTGGGAAAACTATGTCATTAATGTTGTAGTACTTTGAAGGTTGCCATACTGATCCGTTCTTCGTATCATCTGTAATTGTTTGTGTAGCAACTTTAAAATCAGGCTGAAGAAAACCGCTTTTACCAGATTGAACACAAGTGTAATAATGACCATTATCGTTAACTGGAACAACTACATCTCCAACATTATAATTTTTCAACGACTCCCATTTTGGGGCAGCTTTCCCTGCGCGAACATTTACAGCCCCAATATAACCACCAGAAACGGGAGTTTTGTATAATACCTGCCTATGTAAAGGCCAATCCCCACTTGTTGGAATAGCATCTACATAAACGGGAATATTGTCGGCAATCTTTTGGAAATTGGATGCTAGATCCATAATCGTTTGATAAATGTTATCATCAATATCAGGCTTAACTAGTTCAAGGTTAGAAGTTATCTCGGACATTTATATCCTCCTTTCATTAAGGGTTTACGTATAAATCACGCCAAGTCCAATTTGGAGGTATATCACTCCACTTTTTTAATCCTGAACTTAAAGTGATCTGATTGTTACTATTCAAAACTACACCACCATTCAAATCTCCACCTGAAAAATTGAATTTCCCAATCGTAAGCGGACTTTCATCCCAGTCATAAATTTCTGAAGTGGTTAGAGGAGAATAAGCATACGCGTCATTACATCTAAAATTTAATTCTATATATCCTTGTTTAAGTGAATTATGAATTAAAGATGAATCATCAACACAAAGAGCATAATAAATCTTCTCTGGTTCATTTGAAAAAATCAAAGGCTTATAGTAATCAACTTCTGTTAGCCAACGCCGAACTTGTCTAATCAAATCATCGTCCCATGTATTTTCAAAAGCAAAACTAACAGTTAATTTTAATGGTTGTTTTTTTAAATTAAAAAAATATGGCTTGCTTCTCCATCTAGTTTCTTGTTCTTCAATTGATCTGTTATAAGCAAAATATTCTTCTTGCATACCGGAATTAATATTAATGTTCACAATCCCAAAATTTTTACTTGGTATATCGTTATATATAAAATAAAGCGAATCTCTGATTGTCAAAAAAATCACCTCAATTAAAAAGGGGAGAGGTTTTAGCCTCTCCCAATACGAACGCCTTTCTTGTTTAGACTACTGATAAAGTCATTGGCAAAAGAGGAGCCATTTTTAGGTGTAGAAGGGAAGTTCATTGTTATATTTTCAATATTTGTGGTTACTGTAGAAGAAGCACTTGCCTGTTTTGGAGTAATAGCGCTCATTCCAACAGCAACACGATTTACAAGACTATTTATAAAACTTACTGGATTATCAAGGACAACTTCACCCTTTTTTAAAATGGCAGGTATTTCATTAGATTTGAGAATTCTATCTAGCCACTTCTGAGTGGTAGTTCCTTCAACGCCCACTTCCCCGCCTTGATGATACACTTGAAGATTTTTTAATTGATCATAACTTCCATCGGGGAAAGAAAACTTATCTCTATATTCCTGATTTATAGAGCGTAATTGCTCCATTTGATTTCTTATAGTGGCTATTTGAGATTGTGATAAACCACCCGATTGAATTTCCTTTGCCAAAGAATCATATTTTTGTTTGTTGCTTAAATATTCTTTCCAAGCATTTTCTCTAATTGCATTTTGAGCGGTACTCGTAACTACGCTACCAATAGAGCCATTAGAAATGCTAGAATTACTTGAACCACTTGAATTGCTTGAATTTCCTGTGGGTATTGGAAAATCATTTAATTTTTCATAATCCATTTGGAAGTTACTATTTATCGTCGAAAACATATCTCCAAGTAAACTTGCATTATTTTTTAAATCGGCAAAAAACTCATCATACTGCCCACGAATAAGGTTTAAGGTGCTTTCGACTTTTGTCGCATCTTGACTCATCAAGTCTTGCTTTAGCTGATAAAAATAACGCTCATCCTCTAATATCGAATCATAATAGTCTTCTCTTTCTTGCTTTTCGTCTTCTAGCTGTTTTGAAACTGAATCATGATAATTGTCTTCAAGTTCCTTTTGCTCGTCAATATAATCTTTTCGATCATCTAACTGATCTTGAAGGGCATTTTTGGTCAATTCTCTTTCGCGATCTCGCTGTTTTTCAGCGATTTGCTCATCAATATCACTTAATTGTTGTTGCAAATCGGCTCTTCTTGCTTTCGCCTCAAAGGAATCGTCTTTAAGCAGAGTGTTATACTGTGCTTGTATTTTTGCACGCTCGTCGAGCAACTTTTGTAAATCTTGTTGGTAATCTTCTGTGCTATTTGCTCTATCCAATGCTTCCATTTGGGCATTTATATATTCCTCGAATTTATTATACTCGTCATCGAGATTTTTCATTTTTTGGTCATGGCGTTCATTCTCGGCATCAATTTGTGCATCAATTGCTTTGAGCGCTAAATCCTTTTGTTGCTCAAGCATTTTTTTGTAAGCATCAATGTAATCGTCTACTTGGCTTTCAAGATCAGATTCAATTTGGTCATCTAATTGAACCATCTGAGTTTGATAATCTCTAACATAACTCTTTAATTCCTCAAGTTTTGCCTGAGCACGATGACGTTCTTCTTCAGTTAATGTGGTAGTTAACTTTCTTTCGAGTTCAACAATCTGAGAATTATAAGACTTAATTCCTGCTAACAAAGTATCTCGTATTTGACTGTTAATTTGTTGTGCTTGCTTTTTCTCTTCATCTGTATCAATATTTCCAAGAAGTGTCTTTTGAAAATCTAAATCACTTAACGTTTCATTAAATCCTTCTGCCAAAGCTTCTGCTTGTTGTTTACCTACAGTCTCAGCCTGTGAAATAAGATCAGNACTTACAGAATCAAGAGCGGACATGAGCGATTGTAAATAAATCTTATTTGCTTCTTTAATTGCGCTTGTCGCATTGCTGTTAATAATCGTTTTTGCCTTTGCAATTTCAGACAGAATTTTATTTTTTTCAGTTACTAAGGCACTCAATATTTCATTTGAATCATTTGCCAATGCAGCTTTTTCTTCTTTAGTATTGATCTCGCCCAACAAGGATATTTTATTGTTTGCCAAAGATTTAGATCTTTCTGCAACGCTCTGGATTTTGTCCAATCCCATTTGGAGAGTGTCTGCAATATCTGTTGTTGCCTGTTCTAGCTGAGATTTTGTATCGCCAAGTTTATTATCGAGTTCAAGAAAGCGCTCAACCATACTTTCAAGCTGACTGGCCGTATAACCCAGACGAGCAGAAGCTTTAGATTTTGAAAGAGCAACAAGTTTATCTTCTACATTATCTACAACCTCACCATTTTGAACCAATCCGACTCTTGTAAGTTTTGATTGAAGTGAACTTTTCTCTGAAAGCTGTTCTTTATTAAGATTATTTAAGGCGACTGTCAGTTTCGAATAGAGTGTTAGACGATCAGATAATAGTTTATCGTAAGATTCATTTTTAGCTTTTGCTTCATCAATCTTTTTTGAATTGTCATCTAGTAGACGATTATATTTATCAACTTCAAGTTGTGCTTTGCTTATATTCAGATTAGGTTCGTATTGATTTGTTGACGATGATTTGGATGACGATACTCCATAATTAGGATTTGAAAATATATCTTGAAATTTCTTTTTATAATTATCTTGAAGATCAACTAATTCGTGAATAAGATTAATGGTATTTTGCGCATCTTGATTTAATGCTTTTACATGCACATTTCCCATTGTAATTTCTTCGCCAGTTTGAGAAATAGGATTATTATAAATATTTGCAATAGCTTGTTGTGCTGTCGCAAGGTCAGTGATCGAATCAATTTCAAGACCATAATATTTTAAACGATTTTGTAACTGCTTATATACTTCACTGGTCTTTGCGGCTTCCGCTGCTTTCGTTTGGGCTAACAGGTCAGCTTGCGATACTCTCAACGCATCTAGGGCGCTTTTTTCTAACGTCCATCCATCTTTTGTTTGCCTGATATATTGAATTAATTCTGGATACGATGAAATTAATTCACCAATTGATTTAGCATCTAACGATTTCCCTTTTGAAGAATCATACAATGCTTGATTTAATGCTTTAAGTTCAGATTCGGCAGACGAAGCTTCCTTAGACAAATCATCCAATAAAGGTGATGTATCATCAAGAGTATTTAGAAATTCTTGTAATGATTGAGTTGTTTGAGAAGAACCTTTCTTTAACCCATCAATAAATGATTTTGTTTTTGAATCTGCGATGCCAATTGAATTACCATATTTTACTAAATCTTCTGATAAAATTTTAAATTGATTTTGATCTTTTATATTTTTTAGTGAATTTAATTTATCAAAAAACGCCGCCAGAGCATTTGCCTTATCATATAATTGATCACTTGATAAATTTACATCCAAGTTACGAGAGATGTCCTCTAATTCTTTACTTAAATTATCATCAAGTTTAACGTGATTTTGTTCTAAAATGGTTTGAGTTAATCCATTTAAGCTATCACGAATATTATTTGTTGAGGTTGCAACTTTATATTGAGCTTGAATTAATTTAGTTTGTAGTTCATTTAATTCTGAATCGGTGTATTTAATAAATGTACCGAATCCTCCATCAGCAACAATATATCCACCCATTGCTATTTTGGCTTGAATATCTGCTACTTCTTTTTGGTCTTTTTTTAGTTGCTCTAATTGATCTTTAAAGTTATCTTTTGCGTCGAGGATATTTTGTTTTGCTTCTTGATCAGCAAGTTGTTGAGCGTATTCAAGCTCTTGTTTTATAGCATCAGCATTTTTTAAGTGTGCTTGCCCTTTATCGTCAATAGACTGAACAAGATTAGGCATTAAGTCGGCTAATTGTTGAACGGTGTCTTTATATTTGGTTTCTTGATCAATATCAGAAAATACTTTTCCACCGTTAGTTGCTTTATCTAATTCATTATATGTATTAAGTAAATCATTAATATGATCCTTTTGATTCGCATAATTATCAGCAATTTGTTTTTGTTGTTGCTGAAACTCTTTTTCTTGCTGAATATTTTTCTGATGTTGAGTGTAAAGGGCTGATAGACCAGCTACCACACCCGTAATAGCAAGAGATAATCCCAATGTTAATGTCGCTTCTAAAGCGGCAGCAGCAACTTGTGTACCAATTAATGCAAGTCTTAAAGCACCTAGACTTACACCAGCCGCTTGTGCTGTTCTAGGAAATCTTGTTAATGCAGTAGAGATTACATTTATTCTATCCTTAAGAGAATCAATTGTTGTATTTAATTTTAATGCTCCAGGAACTATCATTGTTAATGATTTAGAAAGGGAGTTTCCAACACTAGTGAATTTTAAAAACGACGCTGTTGTAGCAAACACAACTATGTTTAATCCACCGAATGTGTCAGTTAGACTTTTTAGAACATTAATTGCGCTTGTACCAATATCTACAATATCTTTTAGAGCATCAGAAGTAATATTAGAACTCCAAAAATCATTAATAGCATTTCTAAATTTAGCAATATGACCCTGCAAACTATCAAGATATTTTGCATTTTCTCTAGCCGCAGAACCAAAACTATCCAATCCTGCTTGTAATGCACCTTCTGCATCTTTCCAGTTTTCAATCAAAGATGCTGCAACGTTTGCTTGTTCTTTACCTGCGATAAGTTCAAGAATATCTGATTTTTGAAAATCAGAAAGTTTATTCCAAACTCCCGCTAATTCTTGAAAAATTTCATATGTACTTTTGAAAGAATTATTATCATTCTTTAAACTCAAACCAATAGAATTAAATTTTTCTTCTAAAGTTGGAACTAGATTAGCAACTTCTTCTCCATCTTCAGAAATACCGCGAAGACGAAGTGAAAGCGTTTTCAAGGCATTTCCTACACGTTCTGGGTCTTGTATTGAAGCATTAGCAGCGGTTATAAGCGCAATGCTCTGCTCCATACTGTTTCCGGCTTCTGTTAATGCTGAAGCAGAGCGTTTGGCCGCTTCACCAATACCAGCAGAGCTAATAGCAAATTTGTTACCAACTTCATTATAAACATCTACTAGATGCTGAATATTTTTTCCCTGATTATCTACTTCAATTCCAAAACCCTTAATAGCGGCAATAAGATCGGTTGAGGCTTCTTCAGCACTTGAAATATCACCAACATTCTGATAAATAACAGTTTCTTTTGCTAATTGTTGCGCTTGTTGAAGGCTATATCCAAGTCTCGTCCATTCTGTTGTTGACTTTATGACATCAAGAGTAAGCGCTCCAACAGAATTTGCGGTTTGCGTGGCTTGTTTAGCAAAAGAAGCAAAGTTCTCTTTTGTTAAATCAGATGTCTTAGTTAAGTCAGTTAACGCAGTATCAAGATCGTATACATATTTAATTCCGCCTTCTAAAGCATGAAGGGAACCGTAAACCGCAGTTGTAGCAATACCCCACTGAGTTATACGAGTTAGGGCGATTCTTAATGCTTCTCCAAATGATAAAACATTAGAACCGGCAGTTTTAGCAGAAGCAGTAATATTTTTTAATTGAATATCTATATCTTTCAATGCAGTTTTATAACTTCCACTAATTCCAGTTAACCCATTATTACCACTAAAAGTAATACCAGAGAGTTGCTTATTAACTTCTTTTAATTGTTGGGCTACATTTTGATCAGCCCCAAACCTCCTCATCAAATCATCGATTTTTGCTCTTCTAGAGGCGATTGATTGTTCAAAATCTAAATTTTTTTTTATGTTTTCTTGATGAGCTAGATAATATAATTTTTCTTCTTCTAGTGCAGATTTATAATTTTTTAGATATTCTTCAATTTGGGAATAATTAGTTATAAAACCTTGTTTGTCTGTTTTAACCACAAGTTTATTATTATTTATTTCATCTTGAAGTGTATGAATAGCACCAATTACTTCTCCAAATTGATTATAATTTAATTTTGTTCTTACATTTTTGCTAAATTGGCTGTATTCAATTAATAACATTTCAAGCGTTTTTCGTTGATCATCTAATGCTTTGGTTTCTTGCTGAACCGATCTTTTATTTTCATCGTGAACAACACGGACATTTTTTACAACTTCGCCCATTTTATTTGTTTTTTCCGTTATGGTTACTACTGTTCCATCAAGCTTTTTATAGATATGTTGATTTTCTTCAACAACTTGGTTGGCGTTATCAATAACACTTTTGATTTTATCAAATGAATTTATAGATTTGTTTAATGTTTCTGTGTCAATACCAATCTTTAAATCTAATGCTGATACCTTTTTAGATAATTCGGCAATTTGCTTATTTAAGTCAGTAATTGCTTGTGTAGATGTATCAATCTTTGTTTTTATCAAAATCGAAAGATCATTTTCGTTCACCTTTATTCACTTCCTTTTTCAAAAAATTTATAGAGTGTGCAGGAATTATTATTTCACCGTCGAATCTTGTTAATGGTGATAATAGTGCGTTTCATAATATTTGCGATTGTATTAATAATCTGTATAGCACGTCCAATTTTACTTATTTTTCCGTTAACATTTATCTCCATTTATTTACTTTTAAAATATCATGATAAATTTAACAAAGGATATTTGTACACTATACATGGATTTGTTGAAGGAAATTCTTGTATAGTCTATTTATACAAAGACAAAATCGTATTAGATAATAAGAAAATAATTCCATTAGATAGAGTTATATTTTCTGAAACAACTGAAAGACATAATGACATTTATGGTGGTATGGGATACCATGTTGATCATGCTACATATTTTTTAGATATTCATTGTTTAAACAAAAACAACCAAAAAGAACTTCTGATAATTAGTTCTAAAATCAATGGTCATCGACAATATAAGACTTACAAAAAATTTAGTAGGGAATTAAATAGATTGACAAAACATAAAAACAGTTAATTGCCGTTGACACTCCCCACACAGATTACGGCAATGGATTATAAATCATCTAATACATAAATTTTATCCAAAAGAAAAGAGCCAATATCTTTGGCTCCTTTGTTTTGAATGAAATTTATATTTCATGCCAAAAATCCGATAATATCCGACTTTTGTGTTAGGCGACAGGGTTAATAAATATCATCAAACAGTCTACAAACAGCTTCATACTTTAATGCGTCTTCGCCTTGCCACTCAATAGGGCATTCTTCTACGCATTTCTTCAAGATCAACAGCATTTCTTTGTTTGTTTCATTTTCTTCAACAACAAACTCTTCCAAATTTAATTCCATTAACTCCTTAAAAAATTTTTCTTTATCGATAATATCTGCTTCTCCAGCACCGTTTTTATCCACATTTAAAATAACGATATTTCCATTTTCATCTAATCTAGAATTTTCTTTTATTAGCTGATAACGATGCTTCTCATATTCTTGTTTGTTGTTTTGTAGGATTTCTAAAAACTTCATCCTCATTCGATTGTTTTTTCCTGATAATTTTAGATTATTTAAAAGCCAATCATAATAAAAGTCAATTTCTCCGTATTTGATTTTCATATCATCTCTCCCTTAATCATCCTTCTTTAGATATTCTTTTAATTTATCTAAACCCTTCCATTGTCGTTCTTTGGCTGTTAAATCGTTGTAGATCTTATACATGTCCGATGATGTCCATCCCATAATTTCAATAATAAAATCAGAATCAAGTCCCAATCTCGTTAAATGAGTAACAATATAATGGCGCAAAGAGTGAAAATAAAAAGGAACGCCCAAAAACTTTTCCCATTTCTCACTCCAACTACGAATGGTACTTAAAACGGCAGGATCTCCATTTGGTTTAATAAAAATATAATCATGAGCCTTATTGTTTTCTTTCATAATTTTTTCACGTTCAATTAGCCACTCTTTATAATAGGGAAGAAAATAATCTTTTAAAATATATTTATAAAGCAACTTCCCTTGCTTTCCATGGCCTTTAGTCTTTATTTTTTTTGTTGTTTCAATAAACATGCCATCAAAAGCCGTATTATTTTCATCAATTAATGAAGTTGTAAATCTAAGTAATTCTGAAGCTCTAGCTCCACAGCTAATAGCAAGCGCGAGTAAACAAGCTTCTTGTGGACGCTTTAGATCATCCTTAAGATATTTTAAAAGACCATCTACTTGATCTTCTGTTAAAATTGTTTTTTCTCTTACTGGATTCTTTTTCAAATTCTCAATTGATTTTAAAATTACATTTTTAAAATTTGGATATTCTTCATCAAAAAAATTTTCAATAAAATTTGAAAAACTACTCAAACATGCTTTCATCCTACTAAAGCGATTAGGACTCCATTTTAAATCTTCAACTCCATAACTAAAAAACTCTGAGAATTCTATTTTTTTTATATCAACAAAAAATTTATTGTCGTTATATAAAAGATTCCAAGTAAAAAATATATTTAAGTCACTTCTATAAGCATTTACTGTTTCATCTGAACATTTCATATTTTTATCTTTTAGGAAGCGTTCCATCATTTTAATGTTTTTAGGATTTATTTTATTTAAAAGTTCATCATCTGTTATTTTCTTTTTAAAAGTTTTCCTTGCCATTAACTCACCTACTTCACGATAATTCCACGTTTCATCATACCTTCCTTAAAAGCTTCAATATGTACTCCAGACCTCTTTAAGGCAGCTATTGTTTCAGCGGTAAAGGGTCTGCTTTGAAGGTATCTCCATGATGACCTATCTCTATTATATTTGTATTGATATTCTCCGTACTGTCCATGATTAACATTACTCATAGAAGGATCGCCATACTCAATAAGTGGTGCAATATATAAATCTTCCTGATCTTGTCCCTTAGCCATATTGACTACCGATAAAATAACTTCGTTGCCCCTTTGTTCAACAACAGCAACCATCATATCAACATCTTGCAAACCATCATCAGAATATCTTCTGCGCTTATATGCATTTGGTTGATAAGGCTCATAAACTACCTTTTCAATTTGTTTCTGTTCTTCAAAACGAACTGAATCTGCAACTTCATCATTTAAGGTTTCTTTTATATTTTTATTTATATATTTAAATAATTCATTCAGATTCTTGAATGTCGGCATCAGAGTCACCTTTTTCATTGATTACAGCATTTACAAATGCTTCACCTAATGCATTGCCAATAAAATTACTATTTTTGCCAACTTGCTCAATCATATCTTGAACCCTCTTCAATTCTTCTGGATCAAATTGATTTAGAATTTCTTCAAGCAAATCTAAGTCGATAAGCTTCTCGCAAATAACCACCATTTTTTCAATATCAAGTGGAATAGAGTTGCCCAAACTTGTAAAATGCTTTAATAGGAGCATATAATAAATAAAAGTTGCATCTTTAAATACTTCCCATGATACATTTTTATTTTTTAATTGTTCTAGAATATCCGAATAATCCAAAAGTAATCTCTGAATTGAAGTTTTTTTAAACTTCAATTGAATATCAATATAGTCACCATTTTTCAGTGTAACGCGCTTCATCTGATTAAATTCTGCTGCGTGTTGCTTATTAATTGAAGCAAGCGACAAATGCTTTTGTTTTGTTGCCATATTTTTTTTCACTCTCCCTGAAAGATTTAAAACCAACAAAAAGGATGATTTACTTTTCTCTCGAAAATCACAAGTAATTGTTTATTAGACCAGCAACCCGGACATTGATGAATAACTTTTGTGTATATTTTTGAAAAATTATTTATACGATTTGGAAAACTCTCTTCTAAAAATTTAAACTTATGTTCCGAATCTTCATTTTCGCAACTTGAATCATTGTAAGGAACAAGAATAATAAGGAATTCGCGCGTATATTCCATCATCTCATTAATCCAAAAATAAGGATTTTTAAAAAGCTGCAAACAATTGCTTGTTATAATGACATCATAATTAATCCTATAATCTTTTAAAAAACCATTATAAAAAAATAATTCTGGATGTACTTGACGACATTCAAAAATTGCCTGATCTGAAATATCTAAACCACAAACAAAGGAAGTAGGAAAGTGTCGCATTAAAACTTCAACACCCTGTCCTAATGCACACCCCCAATCTAATATTTTTTTTCCATTTAAATCTACAAAATTAGGTAAATTCTGAACGATCAACTCCATAAAGTTTTTTGTTTGCTCTTTACCATTAAATTCAATCCAGTTTGTTCTAAAACGATTATCCCAATATTCTTTACTATTTATCTCCACATATCATACCTCCAAAATTGCTTGACGATACATCGCAAGCACTTGTTTTGCTCTTAGGGTATAATTATGATGCTTGTACACAAATTCTTGCGCCTGTTTAGCTTTTTCTTTTCGCTGTTCATCTGTCATTGAGAGAATTTCATTTACCATATCAAATAGTTCGTCGGTATTTTTGGGTAAGTATATATAATCATGAAAAAGAAACTCCTGAGCTTTTGTATAGCAAGAAACTAATAAAGCTCCTCCACTTCCAAGAACTTCATACATTCTCATTGATGTTTGTGTATAAGAGCAATCATCCAGATTAAACCCCAAAGCAATTTTAGAGGATGAATAAACTAAAGGTAGTTTTTCATATGATAAAAGCCCATGATAGCAATCACAGTATTCTCTTATATCGATTTTTCTACTTCCATCTATCCACCAATTATTCCCGTAAACCCTTACATTGTAGTTATTCTGCAAAAGCGGAATTAGGAAATCAGAAACTTGCTTAGATCTTCTATCATAGTTATTTGCAACCAAAACTATATCATTGTCTATATTTACATCTATCTTTTTATGAAAGTTTGGATTGCATCCAAACAACAGCAATTCTGCATTCTTTCCTTTTTTCCAATAGTTAGGTAAGCATTCTGCTGTTGTTGTAAAAATATAATCTGTATAATCAGACCAATAATCACCAATCCAATGATCGTTTGGTGTATCTTCAATGGCCCAATAAAAATGAGGAATTCCCATCTTATTAGTGTATTCAAAAATTAATTCCGAAAATTCGGCAAAACATTCACTAAAAACCAAATCTGGACGAAATATTTCAATCACTTCTTTAAATATTTTAAATTGGAGTTCTTTATTTTTATCCCAAAGTTGATATTCTTTATCCATAATAAAAACATCATGACCCAAGTTACGAAAACCAGAAGAAAGACCAAACTTAATAAGGGGGGCATTATTTGTAAATAATATTCTCATAAATGTTTACCACTTCTTTTTGAATACTCATAAATTGCATTTTCAATTTTTGAATATCTTTGTTCCCAAGTATTATTTTTAGCAAATTCAATTGCTTGTCTTTTAATTTCCGGTTTTTTGGATAATTCAATAGCACGATCTACATTCAATAGAAATTCTTCATCTGTTTGACTTGGTAATACTACATTAGGATACAATCGAACTTCAGGCCAATCAGTAGAAACTGTTACTTTTCCGCAAGACATATGTTCATAAAGCTTTATAGGGTCTGCCGCTTGAGTTATTTCTAATTTCGTATTAAAAGGCAGTAAACAAACGTCCAAAGTTTGATAATAATTAATCAAATCCGAATGAGACTTTACTCCTAAATTTTTTACATTAGATGGACAAACATTTCCAAATTCTCTTCCAATAAAAACTGTTGTATATTTGTCAGCTACTTTTTTAATTAATGAAGTTTTTACCCAAGAGCCAATTGCGCCCACAAATCCAACAATCGGNCCATTAAATCCAATTAAATCATTTGGTTTTTTAAAGGGCGCATTGATAAAAGACGAATCACAGGCATTACGAACTAAATAAACATTATTATGCATTTTCTTTCTCAAATCAAATAAATACTGTGAACTTGTTAATACAATATCTGCTTTTTTACAAGCTTCGAACTCAAAAGGATGCCATTCTGGAAAAGAGTCAACGCTATCGTATATATTGATTTTTGCTTTAATAATTGGATAATAAACATGAGATTTTGCCCAAGTCGCATAAGCTACATCAATTTTCAATTTATTTTTTTGAATTTGTTCCACAACATCATGAAAGTTATAATGAACAAATAAATTCTTCTCTACTTCTTCTGGTTTCCTATTCAATTGTGTTTGATTGCAATAAATCACTCTCCATCCGTTTTTAGCAAATTGAGAAAGAATATGTTGAGGACGTTGTTTTAAAAAATTCCAATCAATTGTAGGCATATAAAGAATTGTTCTCATTGTTTTCTCCCTTTAAAAATTTTTTTAACATATCCTTCGACATGATATGATGACAATACGCACTTATATCGCACCACAATTCAAAACCCTTATTTTTACAATCCAAACTCCAGCTTATATCTTCACCTTGAAAATGATAAGAATAAGAGGTTTTTTCACAAACAGACTTAGACATTAAACAAATTGCACCTGTAGCATCTACTTTTAGTAATTTGCTTTGTTTTAAGGTTGGCGCATTTTTTACATACCAATTACGAACATGAGTAAATCCGCCTTGTTCATTTAAATTGAGAATGTTAGGATACTGCCAATATGTATCAGGATAAGAGATATAACCGTTATAAATTAATGCTGAACATATATCTTTTTGATGAGATAGCAATTTGTTTAATGTATCTGGTTGCACTAAAATGTCCGAGTCAACAGAAAATAAATAATCTGATTGCACAGAAGATAAGATTTTATTTCTTAAATTAGAAAGATGTTTATATGTATAATTTTGTCTTACTTTTGGAGTACGCAAATCTTCAAACATATATTTAGAATCAAATTTTTCAATAATAAAAGATTTATATTCGTGGCCATATTTTCTTTTAAATTCTTCAAGAATTTTTTGTGATTTATCATTTGAATTATTTAATAAAAAATAAAAAGAAATAAGGTTTTTAGGATAATTTAAATTACGCAGATGTTCAAGATAAAAAGGAAGAATCCAATCTCTTGAATTAATTGGAGCGCTTATTTGAATTGTTGGCTGTATATTCATTAATTTTCAAACATCCTCTCAAATGTTCTTTATCTCTCAAAAAATAAACAAGGGAAGGTGATGAGAGAGTCACCTTATCATATAGAACCGCGTATTCTATACTATCCCTTGTTAAATTAAAATTTTATTTTTTAATTGTCATAAATCGTTAAATCATACATAGCCTGACGACCATCTGGTAATTGAGTTGATAGAATATCAAATACCATTTCAATAGTCGTAGGATCTCCTGAATTAGCTCCACTTAAGGTAAATGTCGGTTGCGCCTTAGCTTTAAAGATATTGAATTGTCCATCCACAACCTTATTAGCAAAACGGTCTGTAAAGAACGCTTCAACGACAAGTTTTGTGTAGGGAGGGAATTTACCTGCATCAACCTGAATTGTATAAGTGTCGTTTGTGGTTTGCCACTGATAGAAAACTTGAACTTCTTCTCCAGCAGAAACAGTCAAAGGATCAAGTTCAATTTCGTTGCCATTTACCCCTAAAACTCCAACAGGGGTTGTAATAACACCATTCACAAATTTAAATACTGCCGGTAAAACATCTGATGGTGTTTTACCAAGAGTTATAATCAAATCACCAGCGACATTTTTAACCTGACCATTTTCTACTTCATAAATATCCGTTTGACCTTTAATAATTTCGGAGCCAGTCATAACAGCAATTGAAGATAGCGTAAAAATTTGACTAGAAATAGTGAGCGTAGCTGTTTTAGCCCCATTAAATGTCAAAACACGGGGACCGCCGCGTCCGCCAGTGGCATACACAGTATCGGCACCATTTTGAAGTGACACACTGTTTACAAAATCGAGATAAATAAGAGGAGTGCTATTCTCAAGATTAATAACTTGAGTATACATCACTTCTCTCAAACCATATTGACCTAATTCCATTTATAAATCCTCCTTATTTTGAGAAAAATAAAAACCTCTCAAAGAGAGGTTAAAAATTAGTTCTAACAATCCAATCTTCCAATTTAGTTCCTTCTTTTAACGAAAATGTATTAGCCCACAAAGCCAACATTCGCTTATGATTTTCCATAATATTTACTCTTTCAAAATGCTCATAAACTTGATAAACAGTAAGCTTTCCCACATTAAAGATATTAATACCATTTCCTTCTGCGTTACACAAAACAGACAGCATATCTTTAAGTTCAAATTCTTTTTTCTTCATCATAGCCTTTTTTCGATTCATGTGTTGTTCATATTTTTTCTTTACTCTATCATTTTTAAACTGTAATTTTTCTTTTTCTTGGTTTATACCGTTTATTTTTTTTATTACATTTATAATCTGCTTATAATTTTCTTTTTGAATTAAAACGTGTTTATTTGAAATAAATATTTTTGATATATTATCAAATTTTACTTCTTCTTTTGTAAAAAACGAATAGGCACTTGCAATATATCCAGCAATCATATCATTTAATGTCAAAACATCATAATCGTCTAATTGCTCAATTTGCTTATATTCTTCATCTGATACCTGATATAATTGTTTGAAAATATTTTCCTTATCGAACATTGCAAAATTTAAATGCACATGATACATTATTTCGCCAATTTCGCTAATCTCATCAATAGTAGGGGAATAAAACAAAACTCCATTAAATTCAACTGGCTTACCTAAAAATAAAGTTAGGCGATCAATAACCATAGACAAATCACCTAACATTAAATTCTTTCGGTAAATAGCAAATTGTTGAACCTTGAAACATATCGTTTACAACAATGTCATCTAAATAACCAAATTCTAATTGTCCTAAACCTAACAAGCTTCGTTTCCGATTCATCAATTGATCTATTTTATTTATTATAAAATCAACTCTAGTTGCATTATAATCTGTTCTAAATAAATCACGATGTGTAAAAACATTTAAACAGAATCTTTCAGATTTAATGGTCGAAGATGATGCAGTAATCCTTCCAAACGTCAAAGTAATAAAGGTTTTTTGAGTTTGGGCGGCATCAGGAATAAACCTAAAAGGAAAAATATTATTATAAATTAATAATGAAGTGTCAAAATCATCTTGATCTAAAAAATTTTGATTATTGTAATAAACTGCCTTGCATAAATCCATGTCACTAATTAATATTTCTACAACTTTCTCTTTATATTTAGACAATTCTTCCAAAAAGGCCATTCCTAATCNCCTCCCATCAAAATAAGCCCTTTATCTGAATTCGTTTGAATGAAATGACAGTTTCATCATCTATTAATCTTGCTTGCAATTGAACATACCCATACTGTTGATTATTATTTGCTTTTATGGTACAGCTTGTACCCGTTTGTAGCGTAATTAAAGCTAATGCTGTAGAACTTGATTTATCATCAGCCAATAATGACCATTCTACTGATTTACTATTATCAACAACACCATTGTTTCTTACTTCTGCTGTGTATGTTTGAGTTTGATTGGATTTACACACATCAGAACCGGAAATAGTAATAACATAATTATCTTCAGCAACAGCATTGACTTGGATATTGATTTTACTAAATACCTTATTATCATCTGTCAAAGAAGCAGTAATCACCACATTACCTTCGGACAAACAAACAATAAGTCCGTTTTCATCAACAGTAGCAATAGATTCATCAGAACTTTCAAATTCAATAGGTTTATCTACAACAATTCCATTATCAATAACTTGAACATTTAATTGAGTAATATCGCCAACAGACAGTTGAATAAAATCCCCATTTAAAATTTTAATAATCTTCTCGTGAACGCTATTATAGTAATCGGCAATCCTAAGTTCCACATTATCTCTAGCAGGATCAATCTGATGCTCTTCAAGTGTTAAGGTTATGATGCCGTCAACAAGACGGTCAATATTCAATGTTCTCCAAGCACGACCATCAAAAATGAATCGCTGCTCTTTCTTAATCAATTCAGTAAATTGATTATTCTGAATCGTAATTTGCCGTCTTTCGCTAGGCATAATTAGAACTTGCCCATCATTTAACCCGAGAACAGATGAATTTGTGCTTAGTTGACAGAATTGTGCTTCTCGAATATCTCCATTCTCATCAAGCCACTTAATAGATGAAAAGCAACGCATTGCAGTTCCACGGCTATAAATATCACCTAAATTTTTATCTGCGATATAAGTTAGATAGTATTGATCCATATCAGGCCAATAAAATAAATATCCACTATCTAATTCTTGCGATGGGTGAGATATAAATTGCTTTTGAAACTTTGAATCACTATCATCAAGTATCCACACTTCTAGCGGAGTAGACGAAAGTGGAGTAGAAGGGAGATATGCATCTACCCGATAATATGATGGACTAGCGAAAAAATCAGATTCAATAGACCTTTTCGTTAATGCAATACGAGAATCCCTTGGAGTTGATTTTTGAACGGATAATATGGCATTATAAGCATCATAATATCCCATAATTCTCAACTCCCTTCGGGATTATAGTTTTTATAACTGTACTGAATCATCAGTCCATTGGCACGTTCCATAATGCTATCGCGTTCATCCATTTTTGCTTTTAAATTTTGCGATTCAGCATAACGTTTAAAATCTGAATTTGACAAAGCCAATCTCATTTGCTCAATATTATTTACTTCTCTGTCCATCCAATGATATTGCATAAGAGTTGCAAGAATCTCTTGCTCTATACCATTTAAATCAACATTGAAAATTTGTGCATCATCATCTCGATCTTCTAAGTCTTTTTGACAATACACAAAAAATGGAATTGCGCTAATCAAAAAACCCTTTAAAAAAGATTCATAAGAATCAACAGATTTTTGATATAAAGCATCAAGATTGTAATCTTGAACTTTTGTTGAGAAACGAGAATAAATTGTCTGATAGGGTGTCATAAATAGCCCCCTATAATCATACACTTAATTCCATTGCTAATTGATAAATATCTGTGCCAACATGATCACTTAATACAGCTAATTTGTTACGATCAAGATATTTAGGATTACCCTTTGCAATCTCAGTGATAAATTGATGTACAATTGCTTGCAGTTGAACCTTAGTAACTTTTTTAAGTAATTCTTCCAAATAAATTGCGCTTGTATTTACAATTTGCTCAATATCGCTTCTGTTTAACAAATTTTTATAATCATTTTCAAGATATAATGCCTTAACTGCCTTTTCGTTCAAAATAATAAAGGCTCCATCCCTTGCGAGATCTGGATGGTTGTTAACTATATAACGCAAATCTTCAAAAGAAACTGTAATACTATTGCCAAAATCAGGGATTCTCACAATATGATGAAGAGCACGAAGATTTAGTCCGCCGACTGTTAAACTTACAAGTCTAATTCGAGCAGTAGGAGAGATGTCTATTTCTTCTTCAATATCTGAATAGATACTCTTTTTATAATTATCTTTTTGTTCTTCTTGATTATTATTTGATTTATTAGCTTCTATAAGCGATTGAACAAGTTGTTTTAATTGTTCAATTTCATTTTTCATACTTTCCTTTTCAGGATCAACTTGAACAGTATCTTGTACTTGATTTTCAATTTTTGTTTTTTGTGTAGCCATCGTTTGATTCTCCCTTTTGATAAAATAAAGAGGAGGATTGCTCCTCCTCTAACTTTTATTTTTTACAAATTATTAAGAAATGTTTTGCCATAGAGCATAACGGCCAGAAGTGACGATCTTCATATCCCACTTCTTATAAATAGTGTAATCCATGCTATTATCAGCGTTTTGATTGATGTCACTTTGAGTGATAACTGTTTCTCCTTCAAAGCCAATTTTAACAAGTTGCTTAGAAGGAGCAGACACAATTACAACCGTTTGATTATCAATTGCAAACTCATCGGTATTAGGAATGAGACGTTGTTCGAGAGCGAACAGATCCGTACCTTGGAAGTTAGTTAGATAACCAGTACGGTTGTACTCTTCTCCAAGTCCAAAACGGAAATACTGATCTGCAGGAACAATTTTCGATAACGCATATCGAGTGCCAAATGCAGAAGCCTTAGAACCAAGATTGAACGCAGTTACACGGTCAACAAGATTGATAAATTTACCTTGGTCGAATGCGCCAGTTTCCTTATATTTGGCTCCAAGAGAAGAATAACTACCGAAAATAGCGTCTGCAATTTCAACAGTAATTTCAGTTTCAATACTGCCAACGATACGCATAGCGAAGTCGCCCCAGTTAACCTTACCAGCAAGAATACGGTACATGTCTTCACCAGCAGTAATCCGATGGCCTACAGGATTTAGAACTACGTCCGTGCCAAGAATACGTTGACGAACACCAGTCTTAATACCGTCAGCAGCCTTAGAAACAACGAATAAATCATTGGAAGGAACATTGAATACAAGATTATCTCCCCAACCAACATTTTTTACTTCAGAGAATTGATAAAAATCTTCAAGTACAGTTTCAGGAATAATAATATCAATCATTTGGCTAATAACTGCAAAAGTAGCCATTTTTACAGTTGGGTGCATAGCTGCATAGGTTTCGCCAATAGGAGAATCCACACCTAGTCCAGCCATCTTATTTGCAAATGCACGAAGGCTCTTATTGAAAATTGCTTCCTTTTCTTGATACTTGCCTTGAGCATATTGAGAATATTTACTTTTGATTTCAGGATTTTGAACCGTATCATGACGATAGTGATAGAAAAGTTCTACTCCAGCTTGAACAATTTCCTTAAAGTCATTAGGCATAGAATAGTATGCTTTGTTAAAACGTTGTACTTTGTTTAGCATTTTGTATATTCCTCCAATATGTATAATTTACTTTAATTAAAGTGAGCGAACACAAAGTAGACGATAAGCTGTTTTACGATTTTGACCGACAGTAATAGTTGTCTGTGCAATAACTTCAAAAGCAATTAACGTATTGCCTGAAAGATCGTCAGCAGGAGCAAAAGTCAATTGACCATTCGCAGGAACCGCATATTTACCAACAGTTGGAGTGCTAGAAAATCCTTCGGTAGTAAGAGTAATATCGTCGCCAACTTTAAGATGGATTGCACGAGTGGGACGATTAGCCGGATTAACGAAATTAGATACATCAGTTAGTGGTACACGAAGACCATTAACCTCGATAATTTCAGGACCATGTACAAGAAGAACCTCTTGTTTAGTAACGTCAGCTACAGGAGTAGCTGCATAAACATCATTCTGACCACTTACTAGACCAGCGAGAGCAACAAGGCTACCATTAGGCATATCAAAAGGTGCCTGAACATCCTTGTTGTAAGATTCAACATTTTTAGCAGCATATTTGCCAACATTAAGTACCGTATAAGCCATTTTTTACATTTCTCCTTTATTATTCTTTTTCAAATTTATTTTTTAGTCTTGAGAAAACATCAGATTCATCTTGTGACTTATCCTCTGTTTTCTCAATAAATGCAAAGCGTTTTTCAGATTTATCATTACCAATAAATTCTTTAATCTTTGAGAAAGCAGCAAGTTTAAATTCTTTTTCAAATGACTCATAAGAATCACATTCTTTACCTTTGTTGCGCCATTCATCAATTTCTTCAACAGAGAAAAACTTAGAATTTTCTTCAATTAACGAATCAACTTTTTCATTTTTCTCTTGTTCAAGTTTAAACGCTTTAAACTCAGAAAGTTCTGCTAATTGTGCTTTAAGTTGTTCAATTTCAGCATTTGCAGATTCTAGTTTAGATATAGCTACAAATGCAGTATCTTGATGTTCTTGTAATTTTGCTTCGCATTCTTGTTTTAGAGAAGCAATTTGTGCTTCATATTCTTGTTTTGTAGATTCGTGCTGTTGTTTGATAGCGGAAAATTTTTCTTTTGCTTCACTGTCAATTTTACGAGCATAATCTTGAACAGAGTCAATGATTACATCATTGTCGTAGTCAGGATCATCCTCAACGCCACCTTCCCAATCAACAGGCGTATATTTAATACGAGTTGCGCTAGAATAATCAATCTTAATATTGTCACCTTCGACAGTGTAAGAAAGTTTCATATCCATGCAATCGTTAGCAAAGTCAACAACATATACGAATGATTCATCATAATCTTTAAGGAAAAAACGAGGACGCTCTACTAATTGACCAGTCCACCAATCTTCGGTTTTATATGTTACCTCACTTAAAACTCTGTTGAACTCATCAAACATTTGACCAGCAGTTAGTTTGAATTTTGTTAATAGGTCTTTTTTAGACAAACTGTCTCCCTCCTTTGTGAAATTTGATGTGTCCAAGCCTAGTTTTCGATAAATTTTTTTCAATTTATCAATTGGAGAACCAGATGTGATTCCCTCCTGATGTAATCTCTGTAGAGCGGCTTGAACTCCATTGATGTTATATACAAGTTTGCCATTTTTGATTTGGCAAACTGGGTATTTTAAATGATTAGAGGGAGCGTCCTCCCATCCACCTTCAACTATGAGATAACATTTAGTGACGAGGGTTTTATAATTGGATGCTTTAAGGATATCGTTTCGAAGCTTGGTCTTATCAACATCTCCCCATGCATCGTTTGAAGCAGCCTCTTTGGACAGATCAATTTCGATTTTCTCTCCAGTACCCCAGTCTTCTTTTTTGAGAAAATTTTCTTTATTAGACACCTTGCTCTCACCTCCTTCAAGTGATTTAGAAGCCTTATTTGAAAAATAAACATTAAATTCTTCGAACATAGTTTTAAGATGCTTATTGAAATTTTTCATATTAAATTTTTCTATAGTTGAAAATGGAATTCCGGGTTCCACATCATTTCCTAAAACACACAATCCGTCGAAGACAGCAGAAGTAAAGTGAAATAATTTATCATTTTCATCAATATATCCTTCGCAATTTGTTAGTTCCATTGAATGCTTCTTAGACCAGCCGTCACGTTCGAATATATCAATAACGTCTGACCATTTTTTCCACAAGTAAACCACACAAGTCAAATATTCTCGTGTAACTCCGTCTGGACACAGTTTAAACTCAAAATTCCATTCAGGATCGGCGGGNACTAGCCCATATGCGAATCCCAAGTACTTAAATTTATAATCTGTTTCCCCACTATCAGGATCAACAATTTTAATCAAATCTTCCTCATGAGCACGAAAATCAATTTCATTAAATTGATTTTTGCCAATAAATCCGGTAAGAGGGGTATAAGGAAGGGTTTCAGCCATCTTTGATAAAACATCTTTTGAAAAATAAGAAGCGTTATAATTCTCCCCAACATTTGCGATATAAACCTTCATTTTTATAAATTTATCTAATGAATCTTCTATTTTTTCAAACCTTACAGGTATAATGTTTCGATTGTTATCCAATATCTCACCTCCTTTAAAGTGTTTTAAAATTAAAACGAAAATGACTTTGACCAGTATCTTTGGGTAAATATTTATTTGATTTTAGCGAATATTTGATTCATTATCTCGTGTTGCTTCTGAATTTTCATTCTCTAAATCGTCAGATTGTGGTCTACCATTCTTCTTGTTTGAAACAGTATGAGCAGAGACAAGTGGTTGCATTTTCTCACGCATCCCAAGCGCTGATTCAAGATTAAGCATATTGATAAACTCTTGTTGAGTTCTTCCTTGTGCAACCGCGACATAACTAATTGGAGCACCAAATTGAATAAGTTTCATTGCTCTTTCAATACGATCTTCGCGATCAAAAATTGTTCCTTCAAAATGTATTCTCCATTGGTATTTTCCACTAATCTCTTTGAATTTGTAATTATAAAACCTAGCGAATTGACGATACAAATGGGTCACAAATGTTTCATCTGTTCGTAAAGAAGCTTTCATCGTTGAGGCATTCATTCTGTCTCCGCTAAATAGAAGGGAAGTTGTACCAGAAGTATCCCAAAACTCTTTGTTACCAAGACCAACAATACTATCTTTTGTTTCTGCCTGATTAAGATTGATTGCTTCAATTTCCATCGGAGAAGTGACAATACGAATTCCTTGCTGAATTACATTTTGAATTGCAGCCATATATTTGCCTGCGGTTTCAGGATGTATGGAAAAATTATCCTTCTTGTTAGTTTTATTTTCACTTTTTTCCAAAGGAATTTTTGCAACAAGGAGTTTATATACATCTAAAGCTGTTTTGCTTTTAAGTAATTCTTTAAACGTAGCAATTTCATTAGCATCTAAAAATAAACCTGCATACACAGGAGTTTGTCCAACACGATTCTGATCATATTTAAAAACAACAGCGCGTGATGGGTCTAAAGTTTGCCAATAAAACCATCTACNCTCTTTAAATTTATTTTTATTATTTTTATAGTCTTCCCCATTAATAAAATTATCAAAATAAACTTTGAACTCAGGAGGGAAATCATCAAGTGAAATGCCGGGACGTAAGAAATAGGTGAGATCGAAAGCATACTCATAACCCATTTCGCCTTTTTTCCATATTTTGCAGTAATCACTCGGAAGTTCCTTGAAATAATATCCATTTTCACCTTCGCAGAGATACATAAACTTTGCATCTTCAAGTAACATACCTTGTACAATATCAGGGAGATGCATCTTCGGATCTAAGTCATACATAAATTGTGTAACTCTTTTCAATGACTTTAAAAATGCTGGTTTTGTCATTTCATCAGGATCAACTCCGATTGGCTCTAAAAGCCAATCAAAGGTTAACATCTCGGACATATAAATAATGAGTCGTTTCATCTGCATCGTTATATCGAAAAGATATTGACTTAGTTCTCTAAGTTCTTTTTCATGCGCTCTAGGATTGGCGATAAGTTCTTTTATGCGATCTCTTGAAAACTTCTGAGGATGCATGTTTATATCCTTAAGGATCTCATTCGTCCAAATAGGATTGAATAACCATGCAGCATTGCCACTCATCATGTTTTGCATTGCAGAAAAAAATTTCTTTGCATAATCTTCGCCAACAAAATTTTCATTCTGAACATTTTTATTTTCGTTTTCTTTTTTTGCGTTTGCATTCTTTCGTGGTCTTCCTCTAGGCAATATATTACCTCCTTTCTTTTGTTATTAAAATATAATTTATTTAACAAATGTATAAATAATCTAAAACGTTTACTTCTTCTTCTGCTTTTTGTAAATTTTCTTGTTCAAGAATTCTTGCTACGTAATTAGCATAACCTAAACTAGAATATCTGTCTTTTCTAGATCTACCTCTCTCTGTAAGTTTAATAAACCCATTTCTAACTTCTGAATCAAGATTAATTAATTCATTAACTAAGGCCGTTGTTTGTACATAAGGTCTTAGCAACATAGCATGTTCATATGGAGTTTTATTCATTAGTTCATGTTTTTCAATTAAATATTCTTTCCCTTCAGCATCATTTACTAATAGTCTAATCAATCTTTTTTCAAAAGCCGTCTTAAGCCATACAGCAATTTCATGGTTTACTTCTGCCTTGACAACTTTCATAGAATATACAACTGGAAGAGCATTAGGGTCTGTCACACGATCTTTCATATCATCATTATTAATAGCTGTCCAAGGCAGATATTCCACATCTCTTTCCTTGTCATATAAGATCCGAGAACAATAATCATAAATTGACATACCACTACCGTTGGTATCCATCACAACATAATCTGCTTCAAAATCTGTATAAAGTTGTTTTAAACGAATGGCTTGATCTTCTGAATGAATTCCATGCATACTCTCTATATAAGGTACTTGTCTTATATAATTAGTTCCATCTGGCAATAATCTCATACACGTAAAGATTGTGTTGTCGTTATCATTACCACTCATTAACGCAACGTCCATTGATACAAGCCTTATTTCGCCTGCTTGCTTTTCAAGACCTATTATATTTTTCTTTCCTCTTAATTTTGGTTTATCTTTATTTTCTAAGAATGACACGCTGTCCATAGGATAAAATGGTTTTACTATAGTTCGACATTTTTCAATATCATTTAATTTAAAAAATGCCTTTTCGGATTCTCCATAAGGTAGAGTATCCATTTCCATCTGCCAACCAATTGCATCTAAATCCCCTTCTGTTCGCATTTGCTCCACGCGACTTTCAGACAGCAATCCATGATGTATAGCAAGTTGATAGGGAAAGGCACAAGTGAAATAATTTCTACCTTGCAACATTGAAGTTAAAAATGACTGAAATTTAGTATAACTCCAATGAGAAGAAAACCACGCTGAACTCAAATACACTTCTTGCGGCTCTTCAAATTTTGCAAATTCCTTTTGTCTATCTTTATATTGCGGCAAATTTAAAAATTTAGGTTTTCTAATGTAATTCAAGAATGGCCTTAAAACACGAGTAATAACCTCTTCTTTTACAAGACGAAACTCGTCCACGACTAGAATTCCAGCACGTAAACCCCTTGAATTATCATTACTAGCTGCCGCATGAATTGTACTTCCATTATGAAGTATACATACAGTTTCATCTGCGCCCGTTTTTACTTGTTTTATTTCTCTTGCTATATTTGGATATTTTAAACGTAACTCTTTATCAATCTTTACTGTTATTACTGATTTGGCTTGGCCTTTTGTCCCAGAAGCGATTACTATTGGTAGGCCAGGTTTTAAACTAGCCATTGCCAAACAGTAAAGTGCAACAATAAAACTTTTGCCCAATCCACGGCTTGCCCACCAAAGAAAGAAAGAATTCTTACTCATCATATATAAAATTATTTTTTGGAACGTATGTAATCTAACTCCAAAATAATCTTCAATATAACGATGAATATTGCTTCGATAAAAAGAAGCCCACAACTTAATTCCATTTCTTAAGCGCTCGTCCTTGGATAAATTCTTTACCATATTATTTACTTGTTTCTTTTTCTCATAGATATTTAATTCATTACTTTTGTTTCTTTTAACTTGAAAATTTGAATAACCAGCCATACTAAATCAATCTTCCTTTGTGACTGTTTGCATCTTTTCATCATATTCCTCCATTGTCTCGTTTGTTAGTCCGAGGAATCGACGCATATGATGCAAAAACCATTTATCAATGTACTTTCCAATACCATCTACGTCTTTAAATTCATCTCTTGGTTCAGGTATTGGCTCGGTTTCCTCAACCATTTTTATAAATTCACCAAAAGAAGAAATACCATTTGCTTCTGCACCCGTCTCTTGTACAGGCTTAATATTTGCATCATTCATAAGTCTACTTAAGGTATCCATAAGTTCTTTATATTTTTTATGGTCAGAATTAGCGATAGCATCATTTGCTTGAATTTGAGTTATCGCAATATTTCTGTATAGGTTTCTTTGAATTGGAGTACCATGTTCATATGTAGATATTAATTCCTGATAAAAATTTTCTAATTTACGTATCTTTGATGGTTCAAAGCCTTCCCATCTAGATAGCACCTCTTGAGAAAATTCTTGAACAGAATCAATTTCATCCAAAAAACTAATTATTGATTTATTATTTTCAAATATACTATCTTTATAAGTTAATCCTTTATATTGAGGAAGTGATGATACTTGAGTAACATATTTTGACCAAATGCCATCCGTACTTTCCCAAAGCGTTGGTATAAACGGACGATCAAGTAGAGAAAGCATCATATAAACACGATTTATAAATGTAGCGTCTTTTTCTCCTATGTAATTTGTAATACATTCTTTACACACAGGAAACTTATCACAATTTGAGAATAAAGGATGCGTATTATTGTAAAAATTTGCATGTGTCGATGCTTTCTCTTTCCCACAATTTAAGCATTCTATTTTTTTAATAGTCTCATTGCTAATAATTTTACTTTTTTTACCTGCCATTTAATTTTTCTCCACCTCATTTTCTCCCTAAATATAGATGGGGGATGGCCGGGAGAAAGCCAACTTACGAAATCTGCTTAAGCAGACTTTCCCCCATCTAAAAACAAAAACAAACAAAAAAGAGTACAAAGAGGATTTGTACTCAATTTTCTATGTTCTTATTTATTTTATCCCTATTGGGAATAGGGTAGGGAGGGTATGAAATTATTATTTTATTTGATTATCTCGTCAACAAATCCCATTTCTAGTGCTTCTTCTGCACCAAAAAACCAATCCAATTGTTTTTTCTTTACTGAATCTAATTTTTTCTGATCTACTTTTGTTTTGCTTGTTATAATATTGTCGTACATTTTTTGAATACGTTTTCCTTCTGCTGTAGCGCGTTCAATTTCACTATTTCGACCCGAAGCTCCATGCATCACTTCATGATACATAAAATTTGTATATGGATATGCAATTCTTTTATGAGCACTAACAAAAATTGCGAGAGCCATTGACATTGCATATCCTGAACAAATTGCGTGAACTGGCGTTTTGCTTGTGATTATTTCATTTACGGCAGCAAAACCGTCATACGCTGAACCTCCGGGACTATTAATAATTAATTTTATCGGCTTTCTTTGTTCAATCGGAAAATCTTGATCTTCTTCATTAAAATGTCGGATCATTACGCATACAAGCTCAATTACCGTAGATTCAATATCTTGATTTAAAATAATTTTGCGCTCTTTTAAATTTTCAATATAGATTTTGTCTAATAAATCGCTTGGTTGTTCAACTTCCAAGATCATATCTCTTACACCCCCAGTATTTTATGCATATTGGCATTGGCTGACTGGAGGCCAGCATACCGAGAGTAGCTGCTCTCATTTATTCCATTTATCACAAATTACATCTTCTTCTTGAAACATAGAAGCAATTGTCCTGTCTAAAACATCCAGACGCCCCATATCAAATGCTACATCATATAATCTACTTAAGGCTTGTATGAAATCTTCAGTATCCAATCTTCCAGTTAGATCATAAATAGCTTTTAATTGATCTACACCAAATATTACTATCTCAAACTTCTGTTGTTTTAGATAGTTTTCATATTTTTCTGCTCCTGTCATAAGTAATCACTCATCAAATGTAATATCGATTGTATATTCTATATTACCTTTTTCATTAAAAATGTGCATTTTTTGCATTGGCTCCGCATAAAAGCGATTAGCCATTGCATATGAATCAGAACCAATCAAGGAACCATTTGTAATAACCTTTGTACGCCCATATTCCTTGACTGTATCATGATGAATGTGTCCTGCGAAAATATAACGGGGAACAATACCTAAAATTTGTGGTAAATTTTTTGCCACATTAGATACATTATCTAAATCTCCATGAACATAAACATGTGCAGGATCAAATGTTTTATCAACGAAATATCCATCAACATCTCGATAGATTTCAATGTTTTTAAAATCTTTTAAGCGACTTTCAAGATACCACGGAATAAGATTTTCGAGATTTTCAGTAAATATTGACTCCGTTTTATTTGGGATTAACCGAGCATGATTTCCTATAATATTAATAAAACGAACGAATCTAAAATGTTTGGACAATTCCGCTAATGATTCTGCAAAAACCTCAGAGACAACTTGAATTTGTTTAATAATATTTTCGTTAGCTTCAACACGAGTAGATACATGTATTAAACCAGACACAAAATCTCCAAGTGCGCCAACAGTTAGAGTGTCTACATTATGATTTAATCCATATTCAATTATTTTGCTAACAAGTATTTCAACTCTTTCACGAAAAACTTCTGGATTATATGTATTGAGAGAATTAGAAAAATCCATTCCGTAATGCCAGTCTGACCATAAAACATTAGCTCTAACTCTTGAAGGTTGAATATTTTTATACTTAAATACCAATGGCTTTTGTTTTGAAACTTCTAATATTGCTTTATTAATTTCTTCTTTGAGATGTTCAAAACGAGCTTGTTTACGAACGAGATTATTAAATTCTCGTTTCTGATCTTGAAATTTTACTTTTTCTTTTTGAAGATTCAAGGAAGCATCTTCAATCTCTTTTATGTATTCGTCACTTTTAATTAATTTTTCAGTTAAGAATTCCTTCCAGCGAAGATAAGACGCATAATCCTTACGCCATTTTGCTTCGCTATATTCTTCTCCACATTCTTCATTCAAGAGTTCGGCGACTTGAGTCCAAGTGAGTTCATAAAGCTCCAAATTATCTCCAAGTCTTATCAAATATGAATTTAAATCTTCTGTTGGTTTTCGCTTAACTTCAGGAGTGATTTTCATCTAATCNCCCCTTCGGTTCCACAGGAAATTCTTCCTTAATTGAAATGGCTACACACTTTCCATCAAATCTCCGAAGTTCAGAAAGAAGGTCGTAAACAAAAACGCCTTCTTTCGTTTCTTCTGTTATTTCCATGGTATCAACTTCAAGATTTCCTTTAAATAAAACAGAATTGTTTCGTTTTGCCATTATCAATCTCCCTTTTTTATTTTTATAGTATATCAGCACATAATTGAGCCAAGGTTGAACGCTCACCGCGAGATAAAGTGATATGACCAGAAATACTATAATTTTTTAATTTTTCAATTACATAAGTCAATCCATTTGAATACATGTCCAGATATGGGCTATCAATCTGATAAGGATCACCACAAAGCACTAACTTGCTACCTTCGCCAATTCTGGTGGCTATTGTTTTAACTTCATGCTGACTTAAATTTTGTGCTTCATCAATAATAATAAATTGTTTTGGAATCGAACGTCCGCGAATATAAGTGAGCGCTTCTATATGTATAATATTTTCATAACCCTGAAGTGTTTTATCTAAATCATCATCAGAATTACAGTCAAATAGAAATTCCAGATTATCATATATAGGTTGCATCCAAGGACGCAATTTTTCTTCTTTTTCTCCCGGCAAATATCCAATGTCTTTACCCATTGGCACAATAGGTCTAGCAACAAGAACCTTATTATATTTTTGCAAATCTAATTTTTGATGAAGACCAGCAGCTAAAGAAATGAGTGTCTTTCCAGTTCCCGCTTTTCCCGAAAGAGTTACAATAGGAACTGAATCATCTAAAAGTAAATCTAAAGCCATTAATTGTTGAACGTTTTTATGTCTTAATCCAAAAACATCACTTTTCCCGGTATAATTATATAAGGGGACAATTTTATTTTTAACTTTTCTTCCAATAGCAGTTTTATTTTCATTTAAATCAGATTTCAAAATGAAATAATGATTATCAGGAAAATTTTCAAGTTTAGAATTAACTTTAATAAATTTTTCTTTATAGAAAAAATCAATTAATTCATCCTCAACATAAATCTCAGAATAACCTTTATATAACTCGTCTTCTGAATCAACAATTTTGTCAAACTGATAATCCTCTGATTTTACAGAAACAATATCAGCTTTAACTCGAACTAATACATCTCTACTAACAAGAATTGTATTAGGGTTATCTTTTGACAAATCTTTGGCAACCGAGATTATTGCATTATCATTTTTATTATCGTAGAAAATATCAAAAATATCTGAATCCTGCTTATGTATAATAACCTGCAAAAAACCACCATTTTGTAATAAAACTCCATCATGAAGACTGGACTTTTGACGAAGTTCATCCAACATTCTAGAAATATAACGTGCATTCCTGCCAATCTCATCCATTAATTTTTTCTTTGCATCAAGTTCTTCAAGAACTACGCTAGGAAGCACAATATTATTATCTCCGAATGAATAAATAGCATTTGGATCAGATAAAAGAACATTTGTATCTAAAACATATATCGTCTTATTTTTATTCATTCAGTTACCTCATTATTTAGGTGGTATAGATGAAAGGGGGACGATAAGTCGTCCCCTTCATAAATAATCAACCTTTAACGGATTCCTTTAGGGCCTTAGCTGCTTTAAAAATCGGCTTCTTAGAAGCTTCAACTTTGACTTCTTCGCCAGTCTTTGGATTCCTAGCCGTACGCTCCTTTGTTTGCTTCACGCCAAAACGACCAAAACCGGACACATTAACTTCTTCGCCAGAAGCAAGAACTTCACCAATTGTTTCAAAAACAGCAGATACTACTGCTTCAGAATCCTTCTTTTGAATACCTAGTTTTTCAGCAACTACCTTAGAAAGTTCAACTTTATTCATTTTATCAATCTCCCTTTTATTTTTTATTTAAGCGGCATAGCCGCCTAAGATATTTTTTTGTATGTATATCCATACTGTAAGTATAGAAGTTTAAAAACTCTTAATAAAATAAACAATTACAATGCTTTTTCATATATTATAAATTGACCAAAAACCCTTAACATTTATGGGTATTCGGATTTTATAGTTGAAATCGACAAATCAATTTCCAACGGGAGGTTCATCTTCTTTTCCTGTCATTACCTTCAAAAGTTGCACATACCATAGATTGTTTATGTCCTCGGATGTTATTTCTTTGAAGTCCTCGGGGCTTTCAATTTCTCCCCACCAGCTTTCACAACCGTAGATAATCTTTTTCAACTCTGGAACGAATATAGCTGGATTACAGAGCGGACTTATATGCAGTTTTTGGTCATCATGATGAAAAGAAATAAACGCACCTATTGGCAGATCGCCAAGCAGTATGCCTAAATAGGTTTTGTTGCTGTATTCTTCCCCACAAGGGCTGATCTTTACCAACGTGCCGCAGTCATACATATTTCGCATTCCATCTTTAGTAAAGTTGTTTTGTATACCTTGAATGGTCAAAGGATACTCAATGTACCTCGACTTAAAATGCTCACAATCTTCATCTTCTGGTTTGTGAAATTGCTCCATGTCCAATCTACATTTAGCCTCCAATTTTTTGTAATATCTATTTTTACATTTATTGCATTTATCCATTGATGACACTCCTTTAGCCAATCCATTTTTTGTAATAATGGATGTTGATATTTTGGTTTCAACTCAATAATCCGAATAGCCACATTTATTTTCTCTTTTTCTTCTCATACTCTCTCTAGCATACTCTCTATTTTTTTCTTTTTGTTTTTTAATACTACAGTCTTTGCACATACGATGATTTCTTCCAACTACCTTAAACAACTTCCCGCAAACATCACATGACTTCAATTTATCATTTTTCTTAAAGCCCAAGCAGTTTCTCTTATAATCTCTTAAATATCCACTCAGGCTTTTACAAAAATATCGAACCGTAAAATGATCATCATCCCAACCATCAATTGATACATTCAATTCCCATCCATGTTTTTTTTCGTATTGTTCAATGGGAATATAATTATCAAATGTTTTTCTTAAAAACCCGTTAATTAATTTTTTATACTCTGACCATGACAAATCAAGTTTTCTATTAATACTTTTTTGTTTAATGATTTCGGATTGCTTTAAAGATGTTTCAATTTTGTTTTTAATTTCTTCAAAATTGATCTCGATTCCATTTTTTAATCCACTAATTGTTTCATAATATTTTTTCTTAGGAACTTTCAATAGTTCATAATACTTTTTATCATAATATGATTCTTTGTCAAAATATATCGCATACAAATTATTAATTGTAATTCTTATTGTATCAATTGGAGGGATTAACTTATAGTAAAAAGAACTTCGCACAAAATCACATTCAATATTCTGATACTTCTTAAATAGCTCAATCAAATCTTCTCTATAATTTAATGCTTTTTCATTTATTTTGAAATTATATTTTTTCTTGTATTTAGTTAGCCGATATTTGCTTTTCCACAGTTGATCTGTAAACTGCTTAAATAACTCATCCTTTACTTGCTCATCATCAGTCATCTGATATTCTTCAATTAATTGGTCAAGATGCATTTCTACCTACACCAACTTCAACAATTTTGTAGTATCTACCCAAAAACTCCTTACCTTCTGGATCACCCGATGAAACTTCAATAATTTTTTTCTGAATATTTTTGGGCGAATTTGTTCTTAAATTCTCTAACATCTCATCCCCAAATATAACCCAACATAAATGTTTCTCTTCACTAATTGAACGATAGGCTACTTTTATGCAATAGTTTGCTAATAGCTTTTTATCAATATTAATTTTAAATATTTTTTCTTTATACTTGTCATAAAGAATATCTAAAGCATCTTCATCATCCAACTTTATTACTTCCAAAAATTCTTTCTTAAAATCACTATATATACTCTTTATTTTGTTTATAATATGTTGATTTGATAAATCAAGCGTATTATCTATAAGCAAATAACCATTATTAGAAACTTTATTGTCCCATTTAATATTTTGTCTTTCCCATTGACATATATACTCACAAAGTTCATTCATTGCAGTTTGCGATTTGAATGAATTATAAGGAATCCTATCCTCTGGATCACTCTGCTTATTAATTTCTTTAATTCGATTATATACCCTTAATTTCTTAGGATAATTGTAAAGTATAAAATGAGGAAGACGTTTTAAATATCTACGTAAGTTTTTCGTGATAACCCATCTAAAACCTGTCTTCACAAAATCGATTTCTTTTCCTTGATACAATCTGAGAAGTGCAACATTGTCTTGGTTAATTTTCTTCCACACTGGATCTTCTGTATATTGATTTAAAATAGAAGTCGCAATATTTGTTATTTCTCCAATTCGACTATCTCTGCTATTACACTCATATTTAATTATATTTTCTAAATTATATTCGACTTCATCAACCGATTTTTTGTCTTCAATATCAACCACAATAGGTAAATCTATCTTTGCATCAACAAGAATTTTATTGGGACAAAGGAGGATAATATCTCCGTCCATATCTGCTCCGCCTTGTTGTTGCATCGACAAATCATGCATATTCACCATACAAACGTCTTGGTCTTTAAAATGAGATAAATATTTTTTTGTTATTTGATTTTCAACAATCTTCACTTTGTTAACTTCAGATGGATCTACAAGAGGACTTCTAAATGACAAACAATTTTCTTGTTTCAAATTTTTTGAATAAAACTCGCCTGCATTTAAACATCCAACAGGTTTTAGTCCTCCCGCATACTCTAAATATCCAATAATATCACCAACAACTATATGATAAAAGCCCTCCGCATATATCTTTCCATATTTCATTTGAGTTATTGTTTTGTTCAATTTTCTTTTTAATGTATTTTTTATACAAGGGTCTTTTAACATTTCTGTGTTAATTAATATTGCTTCAACAAATTTACTAGAAATATTTGCTTTTCCTGTATTATTGATTCCTAAAAATTTTAAAGTGTATAATAATTCTCCATTAATTATCTTCTCTAATAGTTCTGTAGAGTAACTTGCCACCTTAATAATTTTATCCTGATTTGTTAGATCAAGCGTATTAAATTTTCTTTCTTTGTTTTTAAATTGTTCCATATATTTAGGATTTATCAAATTCAAACATTGAAGATATTGAAAATTTAATTTGGTATATAAATCTAGAAATTTTTTATTGTGACTATATTTACTGATACCGATTGGATATTGATATTTATTTACTCTTTTTAGATATTCATTCCATGCTTCACTACCAAAATTCTTCTTAAATATCCCATGTGCTTTCCACATCGTAACATTCCAGATGCAATCAATTTTTTCAACATCATGCCAATTTCCAAATATATCTTGGATTTTATTTATACCGTGTTCTTTATAAAATTCCCTAAAAGGAACTTCAACCGTCATTCCTTTCAAAAAGGGTAATCTGATTTGGAACGCGATAGAATTATTTTCATTGTCCAATGTTTTATTAAACCAATCGCTAATTTCTTTCGTATGTACTCCAAAACCGTCAAAGGGTGATTGAGAAATATCTTTAAAACCTTCTTCAATAACCCTTTGTTTCTTTAAAGTTTTTACAATACCTGAGTTTTTATCCGTATACTCAATATCTTTTTCTACAGCATATCGTACATATTGATTTGGAAGAATCTTTTTAAATTCATCAACCATAACTATGTACGGTAAATTTCCTTCTACAAATAGACAAGAACTTAAAATCAAATTTCTATAACTTTCATATTTAGAAATGTTGCATTTATCAATACTAACTCCAAGTTGACTACGTTCCATCAAACGCTCAAAATATTCTTCATCAATAAAAACTGTAATTCCTTCTTTAGCCTGAGAAGCACTCTTACCAAAACGTACATATTTCTTGTCATTATAATAAAAACCTTCTCGCAATAACTTCTTTAAATGTTCTTCACGTTTTTTGTTGTGCTTCGCTTCCACATATATTAATTCATTAATTCTTTGAGTGTCATATCCACGCTCAATCCTTAATTGATTAAAGAGATGAGTATTTTGCTGTCTTATGATAAAATTTAATTCTTCTTCTGGACTCAAATTAATTCTAAAATCACATTTTATAATATCTTGAATTTTTATTTTTAAAATATCGTACATTCGGATTTTTTGCAATGAACCACCTCATCATCTTGTTGATTACTAAAACGTATGATCTTTTGAGAATCCTCATCAAATGTCTCATATTGATCATCGATAAAACCGTCATAATAAACATCTTGCCAAGTTAATCTAGAAAATCCCTTCAAACAAATCACCTGCAATTCACGTTATTTTTAAAATACGCCCCCTTTTATTTTAGTGGTGCGTGATAGAGAAATACTTGACAGCATTTCTCTTTAATGATAATATATAAAAATTTACATTCAAAAGTCAAGGTTTTTTGAAAATAAATTTTGCGAATAGTTGACAAAAGAATTTTAATCTTGCTATAATCCAGATATAGCAAGATTATTTTAGGAGGGATAAAATGCTTGCGATTAAAAATGTAGGAATCATAAGAAATCAATCTGTTTTCGAAAATATTCAATCTTTTCTGAGGAACTATGAGAAAAGAAGTAAAAATACAGGAATTGCTTATGAAAATGATATTCGTTTATTTTTTAGAGTTCTAAAGCACAAAGAATTGGAACAATTATCTGAAGAAGATTTGAAGGTTTCTTTGCCAGAAATTTTTCAATATCAAAATCTGTTGATTGAATCTGGAGAATATAAAAACAGCACAATTAATCGTAAAATTAATACTATCAAGAGTTTGTATTCATATCTTAAAGGATGCGAATATGACGTAAACCCTTTTGTTTTCAAACAAATAAAGGATCTTCCGAACGACACAAAAAATATAGGATTTTTGACCCCTGATGAAGTTTGGTTGCTTGCTGATCTGGCATTACAGGAACAAAGAGACGGTCTTAAAAAAAGAGCGCTTATTCTTACCGCAGGAACCACAAGTATCAGAAAAAGCGCCATTAGAAAGTTAAAAATGTCACATTTCAGAAAAAGTGAAGACGATGATCACACGTACATTATTGAATCTGACTTCTTCGACAAATCAAAATTAATCGAAAAAAGAATACATGAAAAATTATATTTTTTGATCAAAGAAGCACATGGAGATAAAGGTGAAGATGAATTAATTTTTGATATTAGCGATACAGCAATTGATGATATGATGAAACGCTTAATTAAAAAAGCTGGATTTGACCCAAAAAGAAACTTAAGTTTTCATAGTCTACGTAAAGCTGCGATTATGTGGGTTGATGAATTTACAAACGGAGATATGGTAGCTATTACAGCACAGGGAGATTGGACAAGTCCTACGGTAGCATACAATAACTACATCAATAAAAAACGTAAAACAAACTTAGCTGGCATTGGAATGTTTGAAGATAGCGATAATAGCATATATGACGAATTAACTAGAGAAGAAATGCTTTGTTTATTAAAGTCGATTGGGAACGGCCTTGGAGCACAATTGAGAAGTAAAGCTAAAGAAATTTTAAAAAATAGAAATTAAAATTTTAAAAAAGGTTGACTTTTAAAATGAAAAAATGATATATATTAAGTGCCAATTTATATTGGTGCTTTTTTGTTATCGGTAAACAAAAGTTTAACCAAAAAGAGGTGATTAATGGATTGGAGTACAAAAAACTAATAAGAGACAAAGGATTAAAGCAAAATTTTATTGCTCAAAAAATTGGTATAAGTAAAACAATGATGTCTTTATTTCTATCCGGGAAAAGAAATTTATCTCCAGAAAATAAGTCAAAGTTACATAGAATTTTAGATATTAACGAATAGGAGGAATTGAATGTCTCAAATTGAAACAACATTAGTACCAGAAAAATTGGTATATTCAAACGGAGATTTTAAAATTTATGCTTGTACCACAAATAACTGCGAAATTAAATTAAACAATTGGGGTAACTGCTCAATTAAGGGAGTTATGCCACGTTTAGACCTTGGGATTGAATATAAAGCGATTATTGAATTAGATGAGATGCATCCTAAATATGGAGCAAGCTATAAATGCATTTCGATTTATCAAGATATTCCAGAATCAACAGAAGGACAAAAGGAGTATCTTGCTACACTAATGACTCCTTTACAACTTGAAGAAGTATATAAGGTGTATAGTGAAAATGACGATATAATTGAACTTATCAAAGAAAGAAAATTTGATTATGAAAAAGTACATGGTTTTGGTCCCATTGTATTTGAGCGAATCTATCAAAAAGTAATGGAAACATTAGAATATAAAGAGATATTAGGTAAGTTTGGGAAATACGGAATTACATACGAAGCTATTTTAAAACTTGCACAGGAATTAGGCGGAACCAGACAATATGCTGTTCAAAAGCTTGAAGAAAATCCATACATCATCACTTTAGTAAGTGGATTTGGATTCAAAAAAGCAGATGTTATTGCAAAAAAAATGGGTATCAAGCATAACGATCCAAATAGAATTAGGTGCGGTATAAAATACACCATTGAGGAAAACCAGCAAAACGGTCATACATACATAAAAAGAAATGAGCTATTAGAATCAGCTAGTGAAATCCTTGAGTTAAGCGAAAGTGAAATTGAAAAAGAAATTGAAAGTACCGATGGATTAAAAATAATTGATAATAAGATCGCTTTACAAAGGACATATAATGCAGAGTATTTTATCGCTAAAAAACTAAAAGAAATGCTTGCAGACAACGAAGAATTACACTTTGAAGTTAATGATTTTATTGAACGTATGGAAAAGAAATATGGATTTAGTTTAACTGATCAGCAACGTGGCTTTTTTGAAATGATTAAGAAGTATAGAGTTGGTATGCTCATTGGGTATGCCGGATCGGGCAAAACGCAAATGTTAAAATTCCTAGTAGAACTTCTTAATGAACTTAAACTTACATATACGTTTATGTCTCCATCTGCTCAAGCAGCTAAAGTCTCTACAAAATATACTGGTGTAAAAGCAACAACCATACATAGAAAAATTGGATGGGGTCAAGATAAAAATGAAAGAATGTTAGTTGAAATAACTGAAGATTTTATAATTGTTGATGAAGCTGGCATGATGGACATTTTTATTGGAAGTATGATGTTAGGAAAAATTAAAAACCCGAAAGCAAGAATATTATTTGTAGGCGATGTATTCCAACTTCCAGCAGTAGGATCAGGAAATATTTTACATGATTTAATTGAATCCGGAGAGATTCCTAAAACTGTTCTTGATATTATTTTCCGCCAAAAAGAAGGTGGAATCATCGATATTGCAACAAAGATAAGACTAAAAGAAAAGTTTATTTCAAATGATTTCTCTGGAAAAAAGTTATTTGGAAATGACTTTATTCTTCACTGTGTAGAACAGGGACATATGGAAAATGGATATAAACATTACTATGATGCTTATTTAAAAATGTACCCAGCCGAAGATATTATGCTTTTATCTCCAACCAAAAAAGGTAAAATTGGAACAGTAGAAATAAACAAATACGTTCAAGAAAAAGTAAATCCTCAAGATGGTTATAAGAAGGAGCATTCTTATGGGGATATTACTTTATTTAGAGTTGGAGATTACATAATTAACACACAAAACATGTATGATATCTGCAATTACAATGATGAAGCTATTGAACTTGTAAATGGAGATAAAGGCGTTCTTGTTGATATTGTTAAAGATGCAGAAGAAAACTTAAGCAAAAATAGACATAAATATGATCCTGAAGAATATGAGCTAGAAAAACGTAAAGAAAAAAATAAAAATGGGATAATCATTGATTATAACGATATTGGAAAGGTCAGAATGAATTTCAATGAAATAGGACAATTACTTCATGCTTGGTGTATTACTATACATAAAAGTCAAGGTGATGCTGCTCCAGCCGTTCTAATTGTCGCTGATAGATCCCACAAATTTCAATTGAGTGCAAATTTACTTTATACTGCTATCACAAGGGCCAAAGAAAAATGTGTACTGCTTACCCAAGCTGAAACATTGAACTATGCTATTGGGAAAGTTGAGAATTTTAGAAGGCATACTTTTCTTCAAGAACTGTTGAAAATGGACTTCAATAAAAACAACAAGAACTAAATGAAACAGAGTCGGCTTCATAAGCCGATTCTGTACTTGAATTTTTTGCATATGGGGGATTTTAATGAACTTCTTTTATTGCTACGACAGACGACTTCTTACATTTCTGTTAAATAAAAAGTTCAAATATATATGTGCTGGTCTACATATGAAAACATCATTACCGTTTTGGCAATTTCAAATTACAGACGAACTACAAAAAGCCATTCAAGAGTACAATGACAAAATGAAAAAAACGGAGCAAAGTACAACCAAAAACTTTGACAAAATGACTTTTAAAAAAACCTTATAAATCAAGGCTTTTTTAATGGTGTTTTGACAAAATGCTCAAAATGACCCATTTTACCCCCAAAAAGTTTGACAAAATGCTCAATTTGACGTAAATTTGGGGTCAAAACTTTGACAAAATGGCCGAAATACGGACAGGGACGGTACATTCAAAAAAACCTTATGTACTAATGGGAAAATGAGAATATGGAAAATATTAACTTTGACAAAATGACTTTTTTGACGCATTTTTGAAGCCAAAAGTTTGACAAAAGGTCGTTTTTACGGATGTACTTAATTATTATAATAATTAGTACTAATATATATAATAAATTCAGTTCGCTATCACAGATAGCTCACTTGGTACGCTTCGCTTTGTTTTGGGATATGAGAATGAGAATATGAATATGAGAACAAGTTACAAGAAACAAAATACAAAAATAGATGTAATATGGCTTAGTCAATCACGTGTTAATCAAAGGAGATACAAAAAATGAATTTTGTTGACGATCATGTGTTATTAAAATCCAATTGGTTTGATAAAGGTGGACTAATATCAAAAACAAACTGTAATGTATTGTTATTGTATTTGATTCTATATAAATTCAGAATACATAATCAGGAACATGAACACATGTTTTTAACAAGCATGAAAATGCTCAAAAAAGAAACAGGATTTACACTTGAAAAAACATATGAGTTATTCAAATTGCTTATCAGGCATAAAATAATCAGTTGTGATGTTACAAGATGGGACAGATACACAGATAATGAAATCATGACTGTGAAATCATTGGAATTTCCGAAAACAGAAAGGATTCAAAATAAAGATGAAGAATGGCAAGATAAGCCTTTGAGTGAAGATGATCAGTACGTTTCTGTGGATTTAAAATTGATGCAATATTATTTGGATCTTGGATTGTCTGGTGAAGAAATTGCTTTGTATTGTTTATTGAAGAAGGGCAGAAATAAAACAGAAGGAAAAACACTATGGTCTATTGATACGATGTCACAGATGCTTGGTTTAAGTAAGGATAAGGTTCATAAGATTATTATGAAATTAAATAGGTTGTATTTATTAGCTTCTGTATTGAAGGTTTCTGGGAGTAAAGTAGTTCAAGGAAAGAGTGTTAGGGTTTATAAATATGAACATTATATTTTCCCACGGTTTAATGATTTAGAGGAATATAGGAGCAGTTGGCTTAAGGATGTTATTGAGGGCAATATTAAAAGATGGGATGGGAGCAAGGGCAAAAAGGGAAATGGAAGGACGAGAGGTAAAAGAAAAAATAGTGGAATTGACGAGATAGATGAATCAGTGAATGAACTTGAGCTTGTGTTTGATGATTGATTAGTGAATTGATTGGTGATTTAATATTAAAATAGCGGCCATTTATGGTCGTTTTTTATTTTTGGTGGATGATTGATGGTTGTATTGGCGATGAGATTATTAGTGTTTTTAATGATGGATGATGTAATCGTGGTGAATCGGATGGTGGATTTAGGGGTGTATAGGAACGAAATTTGGGAGTTTTGGATGGATGTGAAATGTGAGATTTTTTGTTGAAAAATAAGTGGTTTTCGAGCGTTTTTGGATGGTTTTTGGAGAAAAATCATTAAAATTTGGTGTTTTTTAATCGCAAAAAATATTGATTTTTAAGGGATTTTTGATGGTTGAATGGGGGTTGTTACGGAATTGGAAATTGCCTTGGTTGTTATTTTTGCATTTGTTTATGGTGTGTTTTCGATTATGATTGCGATATATTTGTGGCTGTTTTTATGGATGATTTGGTATATGATGGTATTTTTGTTGAATCGCTCGTTTTGTGTATTGGGTGTGGTGATGGATGTGCTGACGGTAGAAATTATGGAAAAAATGGAATAAAATGTGTAAACTATCCCCCCTACCTATGGTAGCATTTAGCACCCAAAAAGCTAGGAAAATCCGGCCATAATATGAGTTATAGACGGATTGCCGGATTGCGATAGTATCCAGGCGAGCGAAATAGTACTTTCATTCTTTATGGCGTTAAAGCATTAAAGTTTAGTATATTAAAGTTCTAAAGTTAAAATGGCGACAAAATACTAGCGAAATAAAAATGGAAATAATCGCCATTGTAACAAGCCGCGTTTTGGTAGTGTCTTAGGTGTATTAAGTGAACTAATACACTAATACACTAGTGCACAAAAGCCAATCAAAAAAACATCAAAAAAAATATAAAAAGTGTTTGACATTATGCGATGCCGCGAGTATAATTAAAAATGTAAGGAACAACGGACACCAGCGAACGCTAGATGCGAGCCGACCGCACACAATGGTGGGATGCTGCCAGCCAGTAGGCTCGATGATGCTAAGTGGGAATGTCCGCATAAAAGCAAAATATCGCAACGGCAGGGCGGACGTGCCTAGATAGCTAGGCAATCCATCCGGGAGCGCCTAACAGCGCGACAGTCATGCACTTTGATAATTACATATCGGCCCATCCGTTGATCGTCAACGTTAAAACGCTACGCGAAACAGCGCGGCAAGCACTAGGCAGGAAATGGGAAGCCTGTCTAGGCGACTGTCCCGGAGGAAGCGTCTCCTCTACTATCGCCCGCTATCGGACATAGATAGGGGAGGCGACGACCGACGCAAGGCAGGCAGGGNAGGAGTCCCGCACAAAACCCATAGCAACGATAAGAAGGTTATAACGCCCCACAATGCTTTTTATGTTAGTTTTGCCTTTCCTCGCTTCGCAATCCTCGATTCAAAAGCTGCACATAACGATATTTGCTCATGTAACACAATTGTTATAGTCTTCTTATCGCTGTTGCTAGCACTAGACAGTCTCAGCCTTTTGGCTGTCTTTTGTGTCCCCTGTTTAAAAAGGAGAATGTTACATATGGAAAAAAATGACATTGAAAAAATATGTGACAAAATGAACAGAGGCGAATTGAAAAATACATTTGACGCGATGGTAAATCAAGCAGATTACCATGAATTGAGGCAAATGTTATTTGCAGCCAACGATTTGATGACGAGTGTCCAAAGAAGGATATATCTCAAAAAAATATGCCATAATAGGATTGCAGATTTTATAACGGCTGTTGAAGAAAATGGGATTTTAGAATTCTAAACCAAAAACCAAAAACAGGGGACACAAAAGACAGCCAAAGATATTTTTGGCTGTCTTTTGTGCTTCCCTGTAAAAAAATGGAGGAATAAAAAATGCGTAGAACTTTTACGGAAGAAGTCGCCTACTATGACGCAAAAAAAGTTATGCCAAATGTGTATGTTGGCACAAAAAACATCAAAACAGGCTACCGCATTATTACAGGTAGCGAATCAGGTTATACGTCCGTTATCGTATCTCATCAACAGGTTGATGCCATTAGAAAATTCTTGAATATATAACACAAAAAACAAAAAACAGGGAAGCAGAAAAGACAGTCAAAAAACAATAACAAAACATCATCTTATAACGCTATAAGGAGAGTGACACACAATGACGCAACGTCAACTAATCCTAGCGATTAGCCGTCTCCAACGGCGACAAATGCTCAAAAGCCTTTTCGTACATGGTCGCTTGACCATGCGCTGAAAAAAGCAAAAAATGGAGGAATAACAAATGACAAAAAACCAAACGATCATCCTTTCGGAACTTGCTCGTCTTGGAATTAAATTCCAATACGACGGCCAAAACCTCCTCACGTTCCAAGAATGGAAAAAGCGCGGCTTTTACGTTCGGCGCGGCGAAAAGGCGTTTCTCCAAGTGCCTTTGTGGACNCCATGCGAAAAAACCGTTACAAAAGACGGAAAAGAAGAAAAGCAATTCTATTTTATTCTCAAAAAGGCTTCTCTCTTTGCGCCTTCTCAAGTTGAACGCCTTATAGTAAAAGGCGCATAACAGGAGGTAAAATATACTACAAGAGATAAAAAAATTTGAGTTGATCGACGGAACGAAAAAATATATAAGCCGTGATAAAATAATTGATATTATGATATGAAGGGAAGGAAATAAATATGCATAAGTACAATCCCACTACTAACGCAATTGTTATAGGCGATTCGTTCCCGTTCCTCTTTTCACGTATCCGTTGCAAGCTGACGGATACAATTTACAAGGCAAAAAACGCCTACCGGTCGCCGGAAGGAGACGATATCTATACATTCGTTTCTGATTGCGGAAAATCGTTTGACTCCGCGATCTATGTCGGATTTTTTGACAAGTACGAAAGCGTATAG